AAAAAATAGTTTGCAATTAAAAAATTTGTTGTATGTTTGTAATGTCAAACGATCACAAATGCATTTGACGAAAACAAACAAACAAATAAGTATTATTAATTATTACATTAAAAATTGAAAACATGAAAACTAAAGAACAAAAAACAACTGCAAAAGAATCAAAGAAAGATTTAAACCTAAATTTAAATGATGGTGAATTAGTAAACTTTGATTTAAACAATCTTGATGCAATTTTAGAAAAGAGCAAAAAGATTACAGAACAAAAAACAAATACAAATACTCAAAAAGGATTATACAAATTTGTTTTTGCAACTGATATTGAAGATTTAATTTTTGTAAATGCAAAATCACATATTAAATCTTTAAATTTTGAAAAACGCAATTCATCTGGTCAACGTTCAAAATTCAGAAAACATTTAAAACAAATTATCACTTCTTACAATAATGCTGAAAAAGAAGAAAAACAAGTTTTAACAATTGGATTTTTGAAATATTATAAAGATTGTTATTTAATTAATGATTTTACGCCTGAATCATTATGCAATATTTCAAGTCAAGATTATGACCTTATTTGTAATTTCTTAGATGAAATTAAAAAATTCAAAATGCAAAAAGCAGATTTAAAAACTGTATTTGCAAAAATCGGATAATTAAGTGAACCTTTATTATAAGTAGCCAAAATTAGGGAGATTAAATCCGCAAACAATCTCCCTAATAATTTTAAAAATTAATTAAATACTAGATATTATGAAAAAGTTTATTGTTGTTTTAATCCTGTTAACACTATGTATCATTAGAATGTATTCAGAATTATTTAATAATTTAGAATTATTACCAATGCAAGAAATGTTTTTATGCTTAGGGATTATTTTATTAAAAGGAATAGGAATGTATTTAATATTATTATTATGCAATCGGACATCAGTAAACTAGAAAAGATATTTTTATTATTATTCTTTTTATATTTAGTATTTCAAACTATAAGAATATTTATTTAAAAATAGAGGGGGTGAAATTTTGTTTTGTCCCCTATTTTTCTTATATTATTTTTTTAATTATCAAATACCATCCGGGTTTTAGAAAACCACAAATTGGCCCCGTACGTTAAGCCTGATCCCTGATCCTTGATACCTGATAGGTTGATACCTGATACCTTTAAGGCCCCAACCACATATTGAAAACCGAAACCCCATCCCCACTACAAAATAAAAATTGGGAACCCCTATATACGTTAAGCCTCTGTAGCCTTCAACCCAGGTCCCAATCCCCCCCATTCCTTTCATGCTTTGTTTCACGGATGCCAGCCGCAGTCCTCATACCCTACTCGGATCAGAGATCCTCGTATCGCCTTTCAGTATCCCGTTTCACGGTCTACCTACGGACTTAGCTAGGTACCGATCACAAACACAAAAAGAGGATCAGAGATAATTAAATCCCTAATCCCTTTACAGAAAAAATAACTTAGTAATGTTAGTTATGGGTTCATATCTTTGCCTCCTTCCTTCTTTTCTGGTTTTCGTATTCTTATTACACCTTCTCCCCAGCATCTGTCGCATAGCTGGCCTTCTTTTCTTCCTCTCCCTTGGCATTCAGGGCAGGTTTCTTCAGGATGTTTTACTCCCATGTCTATTTATGTTTTGCGATTTTAGCTACCAGTGATCCTGGGTTGATGTTATTCATTGATCCTATAATTTCCCTTGCCTCTTTCTCGTGCTTAGCCCAGCACAGTTCTCGGCAATAGGTATTTTTGATGATGCTCTCTACGAGGAATAGGAATTCTGGTTCCTCATCCTTTTTAGGTATAGGGATACCGGTACCTAAGTTATAGTCCTTAGATAGGATTTCCCTAGCCTTAAGCCAGTCTAATCTATCTACTATTACGTGATCATCATCCAAGCCTTTCTCTTTCTCGGTCATTGGGTGATTATGTAGGAAGTTACATGTAAGTGATTCCATGGTTATGGATTTAAAGGGTTATTAAAATGATAATGTCTGGGATGATGGATAGTAGGAATATCCCCACTATCCACTTAGTTCTTTTGTTCATGGCATTAATTAAAAGGGTTGCCTACCAAGCCTGTTCTATGGTAGGTGATTCTGTTCAGGACTATATCTTCCTTGTATTCTTCTAGTATATTCTCCGGAATAAAGAATCCATCTAAAAGCATTGCAGTAAATTGGTTTCTAGCATGTATTCTAAATTTGAGAGGTTTATGCTTACGAGCATCATGCATAGTTCTTTTCTCTGGTTGAGCATATAAATTTAACCATTGTTTAGCGGCTGCAACTTCCCTGTACTGCAATGGGATCAGGTTAGTTAGGATCCTGTAGGACATAACCTCCACCATGGCCTCTTTGAGGTTCTTATTATCCGGATCATGCTTAACCTGATGGGCAATATACTTATATGGAGGCATATCTTCAATTAGGAAATAATCCGCAGATTGGTCTATCTTCTTAACCAGTTTCGATCTTTCCTCTTGTTGGGATTGGGATACCATAGCCTTCTCCATACCCTTATCGGTCATCGGCTCGATATGCTTAACTTTGGATTTACCATCAGCATCACCCCATTCTCGGTCTTTGTTGATCTCCAACTTCCTTGTGGTGGCATGTAGTAAATCATCGAAGCTAAAGCCCATTTTGCGGGTGATATCCATCAGTAACATCAAATTATCCGCAGCTTCCTCGAGGATATGCTCCTTTAATGCAGTAATATCCGAAACTTTCGGATAAGTATGCCCGTTTTGGATTAGACCTACTACATTAGATACTGCAGTTCTCAGCTCTGTAGATTCCTCTACCAAGTGATCACTCATTCCTAAAACTCTTACCCAACTTTCTCCAAATTGGGCATCTGACCACTCAGCAATATCATTTACCAATCCCTGAGGGTCTATTGATTTTCTTGTTTCCATCTTCTTGATCTTTTAATGCGTCCTTTAATGCTTTATGAGGATCTCCAATTGGGGGTTCCTTAATGATGTCTGGGTTAACTTTATCCTCATCCGAGAAATCCCCACAGTATAATTTCTGAAATTCCTCAGTTGACATACCCTTTTTTAGGTTTTCTATGTATACCCCCCGTTGTTCTTTAGAGTTATACTTAGGCCAGATTAATGCTACTTCCTCAGCACTCATGGGTCTAACCTCATCATTCATCTTAAGGAAATCAGGTAAGTGGCCTATGGATTTATACATTAATTCGATAGTAGATTCTGGCTTATGTGAAATCCTTGGCTTACCCCAAGTTACAGGGGGAAGTGGTACAGCCTCGTATTCCTTAGCCAATTTCTCCACAAGTTTCTTAAACTCCTTTTCCTTTTCATCCCGATGTGGTTGCATTTCATGAAGTGAGGAGTGGATGATCTCAGAATGACCATTCTCATGCTTCATCACTATTATAGCCCCCTTATCAAGGCCAACACCAGGATCACAGGATATAAATATCTTATCCTCCATGATTACCAGATTAAAACGATGATGAATATGATGGCCACCACTATTCTTAGGTAATATAGGATTACAGCAAAGATAGTATAAGCCTGTTGCCAATAGTAATAGCAAACCCCTTTATTGGTTACCCTACATCTGTATGTTGGGGTTGGGACATTGATTCTGAAAGCAGTGATATGCCCGGTTAGCCTAAGCAATTTAATTAGCCAGATATCAGTATAAATATTCCAATAGGATTCGGAATAAGGTATTTGCATATCATGGCTATGGTCGATTACATTCTTATCAAGGGTTCTCAAAAACTCAGCTTTGTACTTCGGATAGTTTAATAATTTCTTAAAAATCTTTTTCATCTTATTAAAGTTTAAAAAAGGGCCGGGCTATACCCGAACCCTAAATTAGAAACCTATTTCTTAAATTCTTTTCTTGCAGCAACTCCCACAGAGCCACCAACTAGTATTCCCAACCCAATTAGGCATAGCCCATCGATAGTATCATGTTGGATTAGGCATGCTCCCAACATTACACTTCTGAACGAAGCATAAAGGAATACTAGGTAGGTAATGATTAGGGATATCCATTCCCATTTCTTATTCTTCATCCTCATCCTCCTCTCTACATGCTTTGGGATATTTTAACCTGTGATATTTTTCATAGGTAAATATCCACATACAGGACATTATAACCAGCATACATCCAATCATCTGGGAATTTTGAACACTGGTAGCTAAGATTTTATCTGGGGTAAACATACATACTACTCCCATTGCTAGGGTAGCCATTGATATTAGCCCCTCGAGGATAAATACGAATATCCGGGATAATAGTATTATTGATCTAATTAATTTCATCGTCTATGATTATTAGTTCCATCAGCCCAGCGTTATCTGTTATCCATTCGGCATAGAATTTAGCATGGGGTACTGATAGATTATTGGGGAATAACTCAACCATAACTTTTTCATGGTTATAAAAATCTGTCCAAACTTCATGATTTGGAAATTTACCAGAGAGTAAGGTAAGCCCTAGTTTTTGCTCTTCTTCGATGAAGATCGATGGGTTTACAGTAGCAATTGGGAAGAACTCATCTACTTTATTCGGATCGTAGATTTTCATGTTATAAACCTGGTTTAGGTGAATCATACCATGAGACCCAGGAAATACGTTATCTAATTTAACGCATTGAATTCCCGCTAACTTCGGGTTTTCTGAAAGTTTTCGGAAATTGTGTTCTCCTTGTGTGACGGTTTTACACATATTTTAATATTTTTAAAGGTTTCATAATCAAATAGTACTTGAGTAACTAGCTCGTTTCTAGGGTAGTTAACCCTAAGGCTGCAGGAACGGCAATACTAACTCCACATTATCAAACATTTAATACTGAATTATGAAAGTACTTGGCGTATGCGGGGGTAATGGCGTTTTGCTATACCCCTTTAGGAAATATCTAATAGGAAATATAGAACCCAGATCAGCCTTCAAAACCCCTGACAATATACAATGGAAACTAAACTTCGGTGACATTCCCTTAGAATATGAACTGGATGCTATACCTTTCAATGGTGAAAATCCAGATGTCATTATTGGAGCTCCCGATTGTGGCCATTCATCTATCTTATCTTATTCTCGAGCTAAGAAACTTGGAGATCCTACAAAAAACGATTCTCTAAACATGTTTTTTGCCTCACTATGGCTTTACAAACCCAAAGCATTCTTAATGGAAAATCTCCCAGTAATGTTACAAAACCTTGGCGATGAGAGATTAACGGAACTTAAGAAGGAATATCATTTGGTGATTTTTAAGGATTCTGTATCAAAATTTGGAAACTCTCAAATTACGAGGGAGAGGTTGGTAATAATCGGAGTAAATAGGCAAAGTCTAGTAAACGCTAGAAGAGTAACTAAACTTTTTAAAAGAATTTATCCAGTTAGGGAGTTAAAGACTTCTAGCGAGCTAATAAACGACCTACCTTTTGAGAATAAGTTCTTCGGTCAAATAAGGGAATCTGATGATACTGTGGTTTGCATGTCCTACAAAGGCAAAAAACTTAACTTAGGTGAGGTAAGGGAAATCTGGAATAATGAATATGAAGGCCAGAAACAATGGGCTATGCCGGGAACCAAAATGAAAAACCTTCCCGGTGTCTATAGGAACTTACCAGACCAACCCCCAAAAACAGTTAGGAAACAGAACAGGCAATTTACTCCAGAAGGTTATCAAATGTCACCGAGGGAAATGGCTAGAATTCAGGGAGTACCTGACAAATTTAAGATTTGGATAGACCTGGAAAGACTAGGTTACTCAATCAATAAGGGACGGGTTACTGTAACCAAATGTCCCCCTTACGAAATCGGAAGATGGTTTTACAAACAACTTAAAAAGTCGGAAATATGGAAGTAATCAAAATGGGGAAATTGGAAAATAACCCAAACATCAAAATGATCGAAACTCGTAGGAATGAGTTCTTCGAAAATACCACCATCGGGGAAGTTTATACTGATGGAGAATATTTTAGCCTCTCTCTGGAGGATGCTGTTAGACCTTTCGGAGTGAAAGTGAACAAGAGAACAGCTATACCGGAACTTGTATACCGAGTAATAGTCACCGACTCGACTAGATTTGGTAGACCCATGATCCAGCTCTATAACGCTAAAGATGATGATGGCCAGCTGATATGTACAGATGGTAAGATCAAATTCACTGGAGTAAGGAATCATGGAGGTAATACTCATCACGACACCGAAGGTTGCCCTATCACTGCTTACAATAGGATTTCGGAAACTGTGATTCAGGGCCGTAGCGATGAGGAACTTTTCGAAAAAGTACAGGCCTGGATAGATCAAGGCTTTGAAGTATACTGGAAATTCAGGAATATTGTCTAGGATTCTGATCCCCTTATACGCGCGCTAAAGGGAAGTTATCTCATAAATAAAAATTATTATACGCATTTTTATACTTAAAGTATATAAAAATGCTATAATTTTAATTTATTAATGAATTAAAAATAAATATATATTATATATATTATATTTTTGATTCAAAATCCGAACCTGTTAAATAGAATCTGATCTGGGATCAGAGATCCCAGAATAAAGGATCTGGCGATCCTTTATTAATTTGTTAATCACTAAACATAGATAAGCCATGAACACAAAAAAGATGGATAAAGTTAAAACTATCATCATCCTCATCCTGTTAACCATACTGGTGAAGATGATTGGAGGATTCTTCAAAAAGGATCCCGAGCCTGTAATCAGGTATGAATATCAAACCGATACGATCAGGGTACCTGAAATTGCCCCGATTGTTAATCCCAACGATCAGGGTACACTTACTATGCCCAAGTATCAGTACTACTACAAGGAAGTGGATAACACCGATACTATCTCAATCAAGGAACTTAGGGATTCATTAATGCTGGTAATCAACGGCCTACAGTCGGATATCTGGATCAGTAAACAATTCCTAAAGAGGTACCCACGTTCAAATAAACTGGTAAGTATGAGTTTATCACAAGATTCATTGAGACTCAACATGTTGCAGATAAATGGGTCCGTGATTGGTATGGAGTATCCAATATACTTGACCGAGTTCGACTATTACTTTTCAAACAACAAACTTCATCGAATTCCGGTAAAACGACAACTCCCACCTCAACCTAAAGATCCTCGACTCCGAAGGATAAACGGATATACCGGATTCGGCTATGGATTCCTTACTGAGCAACCAAAAGCAGTAGTTGGGTTGGAGATACCAGTGAGACGTTTTTCTTTACAACTTGAAAGCCGACTAGGACTATTAGATTATGATGATAACGATATAGAACTAACGCTGAAGTATAGGATATGGCAGTAGCTGACAGGTTAATAAAAAGGGGTTTAACGAAGACGGAATTTGAGTCCCTGCGTAAAGTTAAGCAAGATCCTTACTACTTCTCGAATTTCATTTACGTTATTAACCCTGTTCACGGTAGGGTACCTTTTGGGCTCTACCCATACCAAAAGAGAACACTTTGGTATTTCCTTACAAAGAGATTTAATATAGTTCTTAAGTTCCGGCAGGCTGGGCTTACAGAGCTTATTTCCATGTATTGCCTATGGCTGGCAATGTTTCACAACAATAAGAATATCCAGATTATATCCATCAAGGATAGGGTAGCTAAGAAGGTACTTAAGAAAATCAAATTCATGTACCGGAACCTACCCGATTATATGCAAGTTGCGGTAGTAAATGGTAGAGCCGGAGAATATGGGACTTCTACTGAAATGGAATTTGCAAATGGGTCACTAATTACTTCTATCCCAACTACGGAGGATGCGGGTAGATCGGAAGCTGTATCACTTTTGGTAATTGACGAGGCGGCAATTGTACGCTGGGCCAATACCATTTGGGCTGCAGCTTTCCCGACGTTATCAACTGGGGGATCAGCGATTATTAACTCTACTCCTTACGGGGTAGGTAACTGGTTCCACTCTACTTGGGTAGATGCGATTGCAGGAGGTAACGAGTTTAACCCCATTCGATTACACTGGCAAATGCACCCTGAAAGGGATCAAAATTGGTATGATACCATGGCATCCGGTTTGGGGCCAAGAAGAACGGCACAGGAAATTGATGGTGACTTCTTATCTTCAGGTCACACAGTATTTGACTTGGAGGATATCAAGGCTATTGAGGATATGCTTACTGAGTGGGAAGCAATTGAGAAACGTCGTAATGGTACTTTAGTAATCACCGATCGACCTAAACCAAATACTTATTATTATATCGGAGCTGACGTTGCAACTGGTAGGTCACGAGATTACTCAGCATTTAGTATTATGGACCGTGAAGGTAACGAATGCGGGTACTATAAAGGTAAAATCCCAGTTGGGGAATTTGCCGACCTACTTATGGAATGGGGAAGGTATTTCAATAATGCCCTCATCGCTCCGGAAACCAATGATATTGGTTTAGCAGTAACCACCAAAATCCAAGAATCTGGATATCCTAATCTCTACTACACAAAACAATTCCTTAAAAAGAAAGGTAAGAGTAAACCAGAAGAACAACTGGTACCAGGTTGGTTAACAACCGGTGCTACTCGTCCGGTTATTATCGATGCTTTGGAGGATGATGTTAGGAGAGAATTGGTAACCATCAAGGACCCATTCTTTGTTCAGGAGGCATATACCTTTATTTATAATAACAATAATAAAGCTATTGCCCTTGGGAAAGATGAAGCGAAGGATGATGATGATGAGTATTACACTGATGATGCAATACTGGCTAAATCAATAACAAACCACATTCGTAAATCACCTTTAAGAACTTCGGTAATGACACCGAGATAAAACTTAAGCAAATGATTGAAACAATAATGAATGCCTTGGGATACTCAAAATCAGAACCGGGTGTCCCAAAGATGAAGGATCCACCACCTCCTCCTCCTAAGCCAATGAAGGAAAAGAAAACTACTGCTGTTCCCAAAAGTGGTAGGATATCTCGTCCCGAGATACCTTACTCTACTATGGTAAAGGGGTTGGAGAAGAAGGTAAGGGTATTACAACCCAAATACCTGAGAACTTTAATCCCCATTATCAGGAAGGCTTCTAAGTTTGATGCAGACATAGGTCAGGCATTATATGATACCGTAACCCTGGTTAATACCGGTCATAAGATTTACTTCGATGACTCGGTACCACAGGCTAAGGTTGATAAAATGAGGAAGCACTTACGAGAGAAAGGAAAATCTTGGGGTGATGGAGTTGCAGGAATACACGGGATAGTAAATAAGATTATTTCCCAAATCATGATTTCTGGTGCCTTATCTGTAGAATGGGTCCCAGAAGTTGCTGCAAGGGGAGGTATACCTAAGACTCTTGACAACTTAGTATTAGTCAATCCGGAAACAATTGAGTTTGGTTGGAATAAATCTAGAAAACGATTTGAACCATACCAAAGAAGAACATACTCTACAGATAATAAAGTTACTAAAGAGCTTTATAAATTGAACCAGAACACGTTCAATTTTTTCTGTTTAATGGGTGACGAGGAAAATCCATATCCTATCCCTCCTTATATGACTGCTTTAAGGAATATCGAAACCGGTTTAACCATGGATGTCAACATCGAAAAGATCATGGATCAACTGGGACTTTTGGGGTTCTTCGAGGCAAAGGTAGAAGTACCAGATAGGAGAGGGGATGAATCCGATGCTCAGGCTGAAATGAGAGCCGAGAAACATTTGGATGATACCAAAGATGCTCTGAAATCCGGATTAAAGGATGGAATAGTAGTAGGGATCAAGGATCAACATGATTTCCAATTCCATGCTACTAGTAAAGACTTAAATGGAGTTGGAGAAATATATAACCAAAATAAGAGAAATATTGCTACAGGAGTTAAAACCCCACCAGAATTTATGAATGTAACTGGGGGAAAGGGGACTGAAACCAGTATTACAGTAATTTTCTCTAAAATGGTATCCCAATCCAAGAATATCCAAACTATGGTTGCTGCCTGCCTTGAATTCGGGTATGCACTTGAGTTAAGATTGGCGGGATTCAGTTTTGATAACCTAAAGGTTAAATTTAACCCAACAACCATTTCCGATGACCTAAAAATACAACAGGCTCTGGAGGTTAAAATCCGTAACCTTCAAGCTCTGTGGAACCAAGGTATAATAGGTCAAGAACAATTCGCAGATGATTTGGGGTATGATAAACCTGATAAAAAGGAACCTCGAGTATCTACCCAAAACCCTGATCTTTCTGGGGATGCCCAAAAGAAAAAGAAAAGGGAAGAGGACAAGGATAAGTCCGATAGAAAAGTGAGAGACAAAAATAAACCTGTACCGAAAGACAAAGACGCTGACGGTAAAAAATAATAGATTCTATGGCAAAAATTAAAGGAGGAACCGATTACATCAATCTGGGTTCAGGTCATAGTAGGATAATGGGTCACAAACCAAATAAGGTCCAACTTCAACAAATCCATAATGCAATCGCTAAAGAAGAGGGTGCACAAAGGATAGGAGAAATGGGACTGGGATTTTGGGATTCATCTTCTCCAAACTATACCACCTATTACCCAGAGGCTACACCGGAAGACTTCACTCCAGCTGAAGAGGATTTTATTGAGCCAGTCTTTAGAGCATTATCCGCTGTAACAGTACACAAAAACTGGAATCCTGTATATTTTCCAGAGGAAGTACTTAAAGAATCCATGCCTTTGTTAGTGGGTCAAACCATTAACATCGACCATGAAACAGCATTAGGTAATGCGATAGGGTCTGTAAAATCTGTAGAATGGCAAGATAAGTATAAGACTAAGGGAAAAGAAATTCCTGGAGGGATTAACTTCGTAGCCATGATAGATGCGAAATCTAATCCTCGTATTGCAAGGGGAATCCAAATGGATCCACCTTCAATCCACTCCAATTCTGTAACAGTACAATTCACTTGGGAACCTTCCCATCCACAAATGGAATCCGATGATTTCTGGAGAAAACTCGGAACCTATGATGAGGATGGTAAATTAATACAAAGGGTGGCCAAGAAAGTTGTAGGTTACAAGGAAACCTCTTTAGTAAATCATGGTGCTGATCCATTTGCTAAACAAATCAAGGATGGTAAGATTGTACATCCAACGATGGCCCAACGTCAGTATTATGGTATTACTTCAAACTCTGCATTATCTGACTATAGTGAGGAAAAGAAAAAGAGAGCCTTCTCTGATGCTTTCATCGAATTTAAGAGCTTCTCAGAAACTTCCTTAACAGCAGATCATACAATACCGGAAGAACTAACTAATAATAAATCAACACAAGAAAATTCTCAAAACATGAAAGAGTACTTAGCACAATTAACAGTGATGCTAATTGCAGCAGGTGTAACTGAGGCAAATGTAACTGAAGAAAATTTTGCAGAGAAGTTCAAGGAACTTAATACTGCAATTACCGGCTTAAAAGCTAAAGCCGATGCGGGAACTAAGGATCCTGAAAAAGTTGAGTTTAGCTTTGGTGGAGAAAACTTCTCTGAGAAGGAAACCATCCAAAATAAAATTAATGCCTTAGAACTTAAGGCTGGGGTAGCTGATAAAGCTTTAACTACTTTACGTGAGAATACTTTGGCTTCTTACAAAATCGTAGTTGGTGATAAGGAAGATGCCAACATGGTAAAACTTATCGAAACTGCTGATTACGATATTGCACTGGCTTTGGGTGAGCAATATGGAGCACAGGCCGAAGAAAAATTCGAGCTTACTTGTACTAAGTGTGGTTCACACGATGTAACTCGTGCATCTGCATCACCAAAAGGTGGTAAAGAAAATGACGAGGAAGACGATGACCTTGAAAACACTGAAATCGTTGAGGACGATAAAGCTGCTGAAACTATCCGTAACAAAGCCCGTAATAAAAATCGACCTTCCTTTGCCAGAGACCAAAAGGAAGAAGAGTAGCGGGGTTTACTACTTAGGATGGAATTAATTTTGTAAATCTTTAATACATAATATTATGTCAGGATTAGGTCCTAAACAAAGTTTAACAGCTTTTGGTTCAGAAACCAAAAGACTATGGGTAAAAGATGAGTCCCATAAATTACACCAGGGTTTTTACGTAGAGAATGCGGTAAAAGCCGGTCAACCGGTAATGCTACATACCAATGGTAAAATTAAACCTTGGGATGGAGTTAGTGAGCACACTTGCATTGGAGTAAGTTTGCATTCAATCGATCCAGCTACTCCAGAGGAAGCTATCAAACGATGCACAGTTAAAACCCGTGGATTCGTTATCATCGAAGCTCTTTCTGATGGTGTTATCACAACCGGACCGGTTAAATATACAGGCATGGATGCCTCTGGTTTGGCTAAATACTCAGTTTCTGGGGTAACTATTTCCAACACTGTTGGTTGGGCACTAGAAGCTGTTGGAGATAAATCCAGGGTTAAGATCATGGTTAAGAACTAACCTGGGTGAGTTAATCAATTTCGTAAATCTTTTAATTAGTTATAAAATGACTGAGAAGAAAAAATTAGACCCTATCTCTGGGGAACAGTTAAAGGATCTTCACCAATTCGCTGAGAATCTACGTAACGATAAAACTCGTCCGGTAGACTGCTCTTTATCTGAAGCGGTAGAAGCCAAGTTCCAAATGTCAATGGAAGCATTCTATGACCACATCGGCGTAGACTTCCAAGCTGATACTTTGGAGAACCTGCTTACAGTAAGTAAGGTTGATGTACGTTATATCGTACCTGAAATTATTCGTGAGGCAATCACAGAAGGATTCCGTATGGCTCCTATCTGGCCAAATATCACGGCAGTAGAGGAACAAATGAGAGGTATGTCTCAGATTATCCCTCAGATCAATATGTCTGATGCGGTACCTGAAATCATCGGGGAAGCGGAAACTATTCCATTAGGGGATATTTCTTACGGACATAAAACCTTCTCCATTAAGAAAATGGGTAAAGGTTTGAAATTGACTGATGAGATCAGAAGATACTCTTCAATCAATGTCCTTGCCATCTTCTTGAGAGACTTCGGTATCAAGATGGGACATGGATTGGATACCATGGCTATCGATGTATTGCTTAACGGTGATCAGGCTGATGGTTCCGAATCTGCCCCAGTAATTGGGCTTACCACTGCAAATAACCTTGTATACAAGGATTATTTGAGAATATGGGCTAGACTATCCAGAATGGGTAGAAGAGCTAACGTTGGTATCGGTGGAGAAGATATCATGATGGAAGCTTTGGATTTACCAGAATTCAAAACTCCTGTACAGGGTTCTCCATTACACCGTTTGAACCTAAGAACTGCTATCCCAAGGGATTTGGATTTCTTCGTTCACGATGCGGTTCCTGCTAACCAGCAAATTCTTTTGGATCCTACAATGGCATTGGCTAAGTATACTGCTAAGCCTTTAACATTGGAAACTGAGAGAATCGTTTCTGCTCAATTCGATGCTACTTATGTATCAACTGAGTTGGGTTTTGCTAAACTATTCCGTGATGCATGTTTCATTTTGGATTCAACCAAATCATTTGTTGCCGGTGGTGCAAATGGATTCCCAGCATTCTTAAATGTGGGTGAATTTGAAGCCAACACTGTGATTAAGTAATTTATAAGGAGCATCTAACCAGGTGCTCCTATTTTTCATTGAATAACTAAACAATTCCTACTATGGAAAAAGTATATGTAAAGTTGGGTCCAAAAGCTGCTTCATTCTATGACCCAAAAACCAGATTGCAGCTATGCCACGGGGAAGTAAAGGCAGTTGAGCCTTGGGTTATTGATTCTCCAAAAGTAAATAAGCACCTATTAGCTGGTGGCCTTAAACAGGTTCAGGAAAAGGACTTCTTAGAATACCAAGAAGCTGTTAAGGAATCTCAACCTGCAGCTCAAAAGATAACCTCAGATAACACTGAGTATATCCAGGACTTGGAAGAAAAAGCTACTAAGGCTGAGCAGGATAAAGTAGCTGCTGAAACTAAGGCAGATGAGGAAAGAGAAAAAGCCTTAACTGCTGAGAAGAAAGCTTTGTATTTCCAAATCCAAGCTGAATACGAATTGGACGAAGCTCAGGAGGCTGAACTTGAGAAAATCAAGAATAACAAATCCAAGCTGGAGGATATGTTAAAAGAGCTTGAAGAGAACGCTGAGTAATGTCTTTACAGGCTCACTTTACTTACAAGGGTGATGGCCTAAAGGTTAGCTTCAAATCTAATACCTCAACTGGGGTTACTCCATCTGACACATTCAAGTGGGAATTTGGAGACAATTCAACCTCAACTGATCAGAACCCAGACCATACTTATAATGGCTCTGGGTTTTTTTTGGTCAAGCTAACAATAACAGCCGGATCCGAAACTGAATCTTTCCAAAGAACTATCGGGGTTGCTAATACAGGTCAACCTCTTTCTAAACCTCTTTATCAGGTCGTGGATGATTACCTTCCAGCAGGTTTCACAATGGATCCCGAGGATAAAGAAATAAAGATTCAGAAATGGCAATTATTTCTCTCTGCACTAGTAAACCATGAAATTCCATTGGAAGATATCTATGATGAATTCGCATATACTCCACTAGAAAATACACTGGTAGCACAATTAATTGCATACGAGCAAATAATTGAAGCAGCATCTAAATACTTAATTACAACTGGGCAAGCCGGAGGTAAAGAAATTAAGAAAATGGTCCAAGGCCCGATGGAAACTGAGTGGTTCCAAGGATCAGACTCACTCTCTAAGGTATTCAAAAAGGGAGGTTCATTCGAGTCTTTAGCTCAAGCTATATGCGGGTTAGCTAAAAGGTTAAGGATATATATCCCTGGTATATGCCCAGATCCTGGTGCTCCTGTAATACCTTTCATCGTTTCAAAAATCGATACTCATGGTTCCTAAATCACAACTAGATGAATTCAGAGCTTTACACAAAGAATACTTTGATGATCAGGCTTTGCAACCCATAATCCATAAGAAGAAAACTCGTAGGATATCTCGAAGAGGATCAGATGATTCCACTAAATTTACTAACGTAAGTATGGTGGGGATTATATCCTACAACTTTTTTAGGACATGGCCTAGTACTAAGAATGATGTACAAGGGGATTGGGATAATCAAAACATGGTACTTATGTTCCACAAAGATTACCTAATCGAAAATAACTTTGTAAATGAAAAAGGTAACCTTGATTACAGTCCGGGTGAGGATAAGTTTATAATAAATGGGGTAATCTACAAGGATGCCGGATTCACAGATGTATCTCAAGTAGCAAATAGTCCAATATTCGAACATATCATCCTTTGCCCAGATAGAGTAGAAACAGGAACTAAACCTCACTAACATGGCAGTACATAAGCGGTTAAGAGCTAAAACTATGTCCGGTAACATCTCCATTAAACTGGAGGGTGACTGGGATAAACTAATGAATATGCTCGACCAAATGCCTACAGAAATGGCCCGCCAAGTGGATAGGGGTATGCATAATGCAGCTAAAGAATACCGAAAAATAGTTAGAAGGAACATAAGAACTCATGGGGTAAAGTTAGGCTATACCCCATCTTCTTCTGCTATCTCAGGAAACTATGCTGCATACAAACGTAGGAATGCTGCCTATCAGGGATTACTTATGTTCTCGGGAAGGATACACAGATCAGTATCTGTAATGAAAACCCAAAGGGGTAATTATACTGTGGGTATCCCAAGGACTAATAACACTAAAGGTAAAACCGGGCTAACCGCTTTTGAGGCTGCTTACCTCTTAGAAAATGGTACCAAGTATGCTCAGAAATATCCTGTATTCAGGGATAGCTTTAGTAGAAAAGACCAATTTGGGGGAAAAAAGAGAATCCTCCGTTTTATACAAAGGAATATCAGTATACATTACCGAAAGAGATACGGCATTAAACTAAGGATAAGATGAACATTAATATACCACAAATTGAGGATCAAGTGGACTTTGCTTTCTTCAAGGCTATCATGGATTTATGTGTAGCTTTAGGATACACTGCAAATGAAATGGATGATACTCTATATCCTGATACTGATGACGGATATAATAAACTAAAGCAAGACATAGAGAATATCAAATCCACAAAAGGGTTTGCTATTGGTGTTTTTGGGGTAGGAAATACAGATGATAAGGGGTACGAAACATACCCCAGAATTGTACTTGCCAGTAGAGCCTTTCTTGCTGGTGATGTTGGTAATAATCCTGATCCTGTATATACTAAGGACCCCAAAACAAATACTTTTAATGTAGATACCTTACCACCAAGGACATCGGATTACTATTTAAATGTCCACGTAATCTCAGGGAGTGCTAGCCAAAAGAATTTACTAAACGGAATAATTGCTAATGCACTACCTAAAAGAGGCTACATCGATTTGCCGGATGTACCAGGTCGTAAGATATTCATACATGAAATAAATACTACTACTCCAGAAGACCCTGAACGTGGAATTATGGAGAGAATCTACTCATACGAGATTAAAGACCTTTGGGAATCAACTCCTGTTAGAAAACCAGAAGCTGTTCCCCCAATTAATCAGGTTGATATTCTTGGTAATAATTTTGAAACTATCACAATTAAAAAATAGACAATGGAAACTAGGGAAAACAAACCAGCCGGCTATCTTCATGAAAAGGATGGCACAAAGAGTTCAACCAGATTAAAGAGTTTTTTAACCTTAATCTTTTCGTTCATCTTCTTGATGACCATCATCATCAAAGGTGATCAGATTAACCTTTATGTAATTGGGATGATGCTAATACTATTGGTAGCAGCCTTCGTACCACAACATCTTAAGAATATTGCCGATCTTAAGACATTCTCAGGATTACGAAATAAAACCTGAGTACAATACTAAATCCATTAAAATAAAACATTTTATACTATGGCAGATTCTAGTAAAGTTAAAGTAAACGTAATCAGTAAAATAACTGGTGTTACTGAGCCTGTACTGGGTGTTTCCTTCTTTATAGGTGAAACCCAAAGAGGGCCTGTAGGAGATCCAAAGGATCTTATTAAATCCTGGCCACAATTCCAGGCATTATACGGTGGAGAACTTCTGACTAGTAAGTTTCCAACAATGATGAAAAGATATTTCGAATCAGGTGGTACTGCGAGGGTATGTAGGGTAGTTCCTTCAGATGCTGCATTACCTGGCGATATCGATATCAAAAACGGAGAATCAACTCCGGATACCCTATTTAAACTTCAATCCAAGGAAATAGGAACTATCTCTCACGACTGGGATATCTCTATTGAGGCTCCTAGTAATGGGGAAACTAATTACTTCGACTTGGTAATTGATCCAGGTGATGGTAGAGCAGAACACTACCGTAACTTGGTAATCGTGGGAAAAGACTTCGATGCTCAGGACCCTTATCACTTCTTGGACGATGTTATCGAAAGAAGTAAGTTAGTAACTCCAAAATATATTACTATCGATTTTGATTCCATTGCCTCAACCGCACCAAAAGAGGATTCATATGAATTTGAAAATGGTGATAACGGAACTGCTCTTACTGCTGCGGGCTACACCAATACTCATTTCAAAACCTTCGATAATTATTCGGAAGCATACCATATTGCTGTTCCGGGTATCTACGATGATGCAGTACATAAATTGGGAGTAAACTATGCCCAACAACGTAAGGATTTATTCTATTTTGCTGAGTTGGATCCTGGTAAACTTACTCCCACAGAGATCAAAGCTGAAGCTACTTCGGTGGGTAGTAAATCCCAATATACCCGATATTTTACAGGTGCTTTAGAATATACCCAAAGAGGTAAGGATTCTACGGTGGGTAATATTGCCGATGTATGTTCTAAAGCTGTTATCAGTGAAATAGAATATAACCCATGGCTATCCTTCTCGGGAAGAAAACGTGGGGTATTGGCAAATGTAAATAAGGTGGTACCTAACTTTGGTTCACCAGCAAGTGTCCTTGATCTGGATGAATTGGCTAATGCCCAAATCAATGCGGTGGTACAAAGAGCTGGAGAGGTATATCTAACAGGTAACTTCACTGCCCTTAACTACAATGACCAACAACAATGGGCTAACGTAGTTAAATTGGTTATGTACCTACGTAAAACTCTGGTACCTACTTTGGAGAATTATCTTGAGGAACCCAATGATATCCCAACATGGAGTACTATTTATTACACCATTAAACCTTTCTTCGACAGGTTATCAACTGGGCTTAACAGAGCTCTATTCGATTACTCTTGGGAGGGTGATCAATTTGCCTCATCCTTAGATGATTTGCAAATAAATGATAAAGACGAAGTACTTCAGGGTAAATACAAAGTAAAGCTTACTATTACCCCAGTAGCAAGTATGCAGGAATTCAGCTTGGATATTATCCTGGATACTACTACAGGAACTGCTCAAATCGTTTAATCTCTATAAATCCTTAAGATATGGCTGAAAAAGTAGATCCAAGGAAGAAGCATAACTTTTCGATATCAATAGCACCGGACCCAATTAATCCGATGCTATTTCAGAAAGTAACTCTTCCTGACATGGATATAGCAGTGGCAGAACATGGCCACACAAACCACAACATTAAAACAGGTGGTAGAGTATCTTTCTCAAACCTATTGGCTGAGAAACTTCTTTCTTCTAAAGAAGCTGATACCTACATGTGGAACTGGGCAGCATCAGTTGCCGATCCTCTTATTGGGGGTGGAACCATTCCCGAAATTTATAAAAAGGTAATAATCGTAACGGAGTTTGCAGAAGATGGAACAACTCCTGTCGATCAACACATTTATGAAGGTTGCTGGCCTTGTAAAATAAACGGGCAAGAATTAGACCGGATGAGTGATGCCGATAACTCAATTGAATCAGTTGAGTTTTGTGTAGACACCGGCCATAAACTTTAATCCATCTGTAAGTAGTTTAGTTAGCTAGGCCTTCCCCTACGGGGGAGGGTTTTTCTCTATTCTACTTATCAGTGTTTTATAACTTAACTAAACTTACAGTAAAAATGGACATTAAAATTAACACCAAGGAATTTTATGTTCCTTCAGGAATCAAGGCTGTCATCAGAGAACAGAATGGAAATGATGACGAGGTAATCACAAGAACTTCAGATGTTAAAGCTCACCTTGCTTTTAACAAATTTATCCAAGGAATTCTAGTAGAATGGAATGGGGAGTCTAATGTGAAATTACAACAAGTAAAAGAAATGCGACTACGTGATAAATATTATATCCTGTTGCAATCCAGAATCTTCTCATTAGGAGCAGACTTCCATTTTAATTGGGACTGGGAAGGAAAAGGTAATCCAACCGAATATGCCGAAGACCTTAACAAATACACCTTTGACTATTCAAAGCCTGAAACATTTCCACATACCCCAGATGAAGAAGGATATTTCCAATTCTTAATTCCTCCATACAAAAGCCAAGATAAACATCATGAGTTCACCACTAGGTCAGGTAAAACCCTAAGATTTAGATACCAAGATGGACTTTCTGAAATGTATATGATGGAAGCAACTGAGGAAACCAATACTCAGAACACTGAGCTTTATGCAAGGGGTTTAGAAATGAAATTGGATGGTAATGATACCTGGATTAAGGTAGCCAGTTTCAAAAACTTCTCAGCTAGGGATATGAGAGAAATCCGTACTCAGGTAAAAATCCATGACCCAGCTGCAGAATTAATCACACAAATCGAAAGTGATAAAGGAGAAATACAAAACATTCCGTTAGTGATGATCGGGGATTTCTACTTTCCGGTGGAGATTTAAAGCGGGAATGGTTTTATCTACTTCAGAATAAGATGAACTTTTCATGGAGTGAATTCCTATCTCTTCCGGTTACAGAGAGGGTAGGCTTCCTCAAAATCTGTGATGATAACCAAGCCTTCATAGAAAAAGAACTCAACAAAGTTAAACTAAAAAGAAACTAATATAACATGATAGGATCTAGCTCAACTATAGGTATTGGAGTTGGGATGTTTCTTAGGGACCAATTCTCTGGTCCCTCAAGAACTATCAAGGCTAATGCTCAGTCATTACGTAGGGAAATGAAAGAATGGGAGAAAGCCCAACTTACTACTGTACGTAATGTTAATGCTGCATGGGCCATGACTGGTGTTGCTGCAATACGAGGAATGGCTCAGTGGACTAAGGTAGGAGCCCAATTCGGATATACCATGAAATTCGTTGAGGCTGTAACCAAAAAGGCAGGCCCAGTAACTAATGCTGAGCTTATGAGATTAGATTCTACGGCTCTAAAACTGGGCCGTAGTACTATGTTTACTGCCCAACAGGTTGCATCTGCAGAACACTTCATGGCTAAAGCCGGTATGTCTGCACAGGAGATCCTAACAAGTTTGAAATCAACCGTAGATTTAGCAGGGGCAACTGGTACCTCACTTGGAGGGGTAGGGGGAGCTGCTGATATTATGACTAACATAATGAGGGCATTTGATATCCCTACTGCTCAGGCTGGTAGGGTATCAGATATCTTGGTAACTGCTACCAATGCTGCCAACGTTACACTTCCTATGTTGGGAGAATCTACAAAATATGCTGCTAATACATTACACCAGCTTAATGTAGGCCTAGAAGATACTGCTGCAATGTTCATGTTAATGGGTAATGCGGGTATCCAAGGTTCCATGGCTGGTACTGCTGTTGATAATAGTTTCAGGTATTTATCTAAAACTTTAACTGAGTTTGCAACAGGTAGACAAAGCAAGGCTCTGAGTATTCTAGGGTTGGGGATGGAAGATCTTAAAACCCGATCTGGGGAATTAAAACCTGTATCTGAGATATTTAAAATCATCGGACAACAGGCTCAGAATCTTGGTACCCTTGAAAAACAAGGGGTAGTTGAGGCTATCTTTGGAGTACGTGGTAAACGTAATGCTCTGATGATGATCAACTCAATGACCAACTATGATAAGCTACTCAAGAAAGTAAAAGAGGATTCACCAGGTGAGGCTGCCCGATTAATGAGCGAGATGATGGACAGTTTACAGGGTAATATAATGGAGGCTACCTCTGCTATTGAAACCTTTAAAGTTGCCTTCACTAAAGGGGTTGAACCAGTACTTAAGCCTATGCTTAAACTATTTACTGGGGTAATGGATGTACTGGTGGGTATTATAAATACTCCAGTAATAGGTCCCGGTTTAGTAACCATGGTTGGGCTATGGATTTCTGTTAAAACCGCTGCTACCGCCTACAGGGCCGTAAAAGCAGGACTAAGAGTTATATCCTTAAATAACCAAACTGCATTCTCATCAAGGGTAAGATCCACAGTAGCTGGTTATGCAAGGATGTCAGCAGCTGCAAAATCCTATGGTATGTCAGCTGGGGCCACTCAAATGGCGGGAATGCCAGGAATGGCTGGTATGACAAGGTACGGGGCATTTAGATCCGCTCTTGCTGCTAGAGGGGTACAGTCTGTAACTCCGATGGCAACTAGGGGAGGTATGAGATATATGGCTAGATATGCAGGGGGCGGAACAGGATTTGCTTCCAGAACTATGGCTGTACAAGCTCGATACATGGCAATGCATGGATCTAAGATTGGTACTCTTGCTAGGGTAGGATCTAGAATGGTGGGACCTTTATCTAAATTAGCTCCACTATTTGGTAGGGCTTTAGGATTCTTAGGAGGACCATGGGGTATGGCAATTAGCTTCTTATTGCCCGGTGCTATCAACCTACTTACTAAGGCTTTGGGTAAAAATACTAAAGCTCAGGAGGACGAAGCAAGGCAAAGGAGATTATCTATCCCAAAGGGAGCTTATACCTATCAGTCTGATTTTGATTACCGAAAAACAGATGAAATAAAAACCTACAAAACCATGGGTGATGCTATTGCAGTTGCCCGAGATATGGTGGAAGTAGTTCAAAAAGGGGCATTAGCTTCGGATATGGGATTCCAACAAACACGTCAGGGTAGGGATTTAATCCTAATGTTACCTGATGGTGAAACTATATTTAGAGCCCCACTTGATAACCTTATTCAAAACGAATTAGATAATAGCTTAGGAAACTTAAGTGAATAATCATGGCAGCAAGAATACCAAGAATAGATAAACTCAATAAGCTTAAAGAGATACACAAGTTTACAGGATATGGTCAGAGAGCTTCTATCCTCGTAACAAGGGCTTTAGGTAAGAGCCGTATAAGACCAAGTGTAAAGCCTTATAAGCAGGACCATCAGGATATAATAAATGAGAGTAGACAGGAGGGACAGAAGGTAACTTTTGATGAGCCTTTAAGAGCTGACATCGATAAGATTACTATCTTTGACTTAGATGTTAAAACTGCTAAGGTTGGGGAAAGAAAATATCAATATCTCGAACTTCCCTTTATCCCCGATGAAGTAAACATGGATCCTGCTTCAACATTCAAAGCTATTGCCTCACCAGGTAGGAATAATCCTCATTACCAATATAATGGTTCTGAGGATACTTTGGAGTTTACAGTACAATGGTTTGCTAAGCAAGAGGATAGAAAGGATGTTATACAGAATTGCAGATGGTTGGAGGCTTTAACTAAAGCTGATGGTTATTCAGAGGATCCCCATAAAGTAAGAATAATGTGGGGAAGAAATGCAACACTATTCGATAAGGATCAATGGCTATTAGTACATGCCCCATATAAATTAACCCAGTTCATTAATGGGTACAAAGGTAAGAACGGAGAATTCGTTAGTACTGATTTACTTCCACAAATGGCTGAGCAAAAACTAACTTTTAAAAGAGTGGCAAGAACCAACAGAACAGCTAAAGAAATAATAACCGACATAAATTCTTCATAGTATGAGCACCAGGACAATGTATGACAGAAGTTTTATAGTACATTATAAAGAGGGGGATTCCTCACTTGAGATAATCCCTGAAAACTATATACCGACTGAGTCTGATAAAATCCACAAGGTAGTAGAGGGGGATACACTGGTTAGAATTGCAGAGGACTTTTATGGTACACCAGAACCATGGTTCATTATAATGCAGGCCAATGATATCATTCAGCCTTGGGATTTAACACCCGGTCAAGTATTAATAATTCCAACTATAGAAAATGAGTAGTGTAATTAAGAGGGGGTATGGCACCCCCTTTGTTGTTGTATACAACTCCGAGAAAAAAGCTTTGGCTGCCAACGAATCCACTGCTAAGGCTTTTATCACCAATTTCCTATATAAATATAAAGAGGACGATGATGATGAATGTACCATTTCCATCTTCCTCCGGAATCATCAGGAAATTGACAGAATGAAAATCAAACACCGAACTAAACTATTCCTAAGATGGGGATGGTTAAAAGTAGCTGATTCCGGTATCCTCCCAGTAACTGTCAAATCATTCAAGAGAAGGTACAGCGTAGGAGGCGTATTTTACATTATAACTTGCTCTGATCTAGTATCCCAATTGAAATACACCAAAGATAATAACACAAAGAAAACTACTTTGCTAGAATATCTGGAGGAAATTACAAGTGGAAGATATAATCTCAGAATAGAGAATCAGGGAAAACTGATATATAATCGACCAATAAAAGTACATGAACTTAAGCCTACCGAGATACCCCATGCTGATGCGGGTAATGTAGAAGCTGATGAAGATTATGCTCAAAGGTTCAGGAGTATATATGCAGATACTACTCAGGATTGGGATAAACTATCAGACTTGGAAAAAGCTAGGGCCAACAAAAAAGAGATAGTTAACCAGCTAGGAATTGAAACTAAAAAGGTTAAGAAACTAACCGAAGATATTCCATATGAGGAAAGAGATGTTTTGGGAATTGCTGATGCAAGGTATAAGATATTACAACTCAAATATCAAGAATCCCAAGTGGATAAGGAAATAGAAGATCTTACAGCTCTATCTGAGAAAAGGGAATTAAACTCTATCTTCGGTAGATTCATATCAGCCAAACCCTTAGAAATGGTACCGTTCTCATCATCTCCTTATCAGATGATAGAATCACACTTAAAGAGTGCTCCAGATGGGCCATGGTATATTGATGGTACTGGGGATACTCTATTAATCCATAACCGTCACCTAGAAAGAGATCCTAGGTATAGTTATGGGTACCGAGAAGAGCCTGGGGATTTATTGGAATTTACTCCGGATATGAAATTCAAACCCAACCGAATTAACAACTATCTCAGGACAACTGCTTTGGATGAAACTAAGGGATTCACCACTATGTATCACTATCTTCATGCTCTTAAAAACCTGAGACCTCTTCCCGAAATACTTGCTGATCCCGATATTGGGGATTATATGAAAGCCGACGAAGTTAGGACTTGGTACATGGCTTACTTAGCCCATGATAAATATGGGATATTCCAAAGGGTGGAATCTATTAAGGAATACCCAGATGGAAAAAGGCCTGAAGAGAAACCGGAAGATTGGGAAGGATTGGATAACACTATACTGGGTAAACTGGATTTACACAGGGTATACGTAAGACGAGAGGAAGATGCTGATGCTGAGAGGGATTCTATCTCCAATAAGCAAAGAGAGGTGGATATGGAAAAGAGTAAAGCCACTCTTAAAATCATTGGTAACCCTATCCTAAAAAACAAGGATACTCTATATATCCATAACGTTTCCTCTGAAGATCTTGGTAATTATTACATAAAGGAAATCGAACATCACATTTCACCAACTTCCGAATACACCTGTACAGGGGAATTAATAAAAGCTATCCCATTCAGTGGTATCACTTCGGTTATAAATCCTACTAAGGTGGATAAAGAGGGTAAGATTATCGAGGAAGATTATAAGAAAAGGTATGACCGAGAAAAGATGATATTCAAACCTGGTGTTAGGATTAGTAGCATTGACTTAGGTAGTACCTATGCAGCTGGTACAGGGGGATATGATGCCTCGGTTAATTACACTGGGGATATAGTAAATGCTATAGATATCCTAGATAACCCAGATCAACCTCTGGACTTAAACGTTAAAACCCTAATCGATAAATACAATGAGGGAGATACTAAAACCAACGTAGAAAATTACTAATATGCAATCACTAAAAAGCTTTTTTAAATCACTACTATACCATGGCTTGGAATCATTCGGTAAATATTATTCCACTTACCAAGCCTTGGTAACAAATGTAGATGATCCAGAGAATAGAAATAGGATCAAGGTAATCATCCCAAATATTACCCAGAAAACTGAGCATACTAAATGGGTAGTTGCTAAGAGTCAATTCTCTGGAAAAGACTATGGGGCCCATGTACTACCAAATGTTGGGGACTTGGTAGAGGTATCATTTGATTATGGGGATGTAAGATTTCCAAGATGGGAATTCTCTGGATACCTACGGGATGAGAAACCTGAGGAATTCATAGCAGGTAGCTACGGATTTAAAACTCCAGGTGGTCACATGGTAATCTTAAATGATACTGACAATATTATTGGAGTTACTCACAAAGACGGGGCAATACTTAGAATTGAAAAAGAGAGAATTCTAGTAGAACACTCAGATACATGCAACATTATTCTACATGATGAATATATTAAAGCACTATACGGGGAGAAAACTATCGAGGTAAATACAGACAAAATTCATATTACCCACTCAGATGGTAGGGATATCTTAATGGACCCCAATAATGTGGCTATTAATCATTCCGATGGTAGGGATATCTTAATGAGCAAGGATAACATCACTGTTAATGGTGGAGAACAATTGGGAGTACCATTATCCCAGAAAGTGGTAGATAAACTTAATGCTCTGGAGAAAGCTCATAACAAACTGGCTACTGATTATAAAACACATACCCATACCTCTTCTTCACCCGGATCACCTACTTCACCCTTGGTTAAGCCATATACTGAGACTAATCTCCAAGAAACTAAAACTCAGGACATTGCAAATGAAACCTTGATCCAATAGGTAGAGACCAGGATCACTAAATTTAAATATAAACGTTATGGCTTTTGAATATAAAGGAATAGCCTATCCCTGGATACTAACCAATGGTAAACTCGAATTGAGCAGTACCAATGAGATGATAAAGAGCTCACTGAGTATACTGTTAAGCTGGGAGATAAGGCAAAGGTATAGAAGAACTAATTACGGATCGAGGATCCCAACTATCTTAGAAGAACCCAATGACTTCACTACACAGGCATTGATCAGGTTCTTCATAATCGATGTGGTGGAACTATGGGAACCTAGGGTTGAATTCCAAAAGGTAATTACTTCTAGGGTGGATGCAACTTCTATCTCAGCTACCATCCAGTATATAATATTACCAACCAACGAACCTGATACATTAACTACTTTAATAAACTTGTAAAGATGAAATTTTCCAATGAATGGGTAACCTACCTAGACAGGGGTTACAATAGGGTTAGGGACTCTCTGATAGCTAGGCTAAAAATAAAGGTACCTGAGATTACAGATTTTTCTGAGAACCATATCCTGATAGTGATTATCGAAATGTTTTCTGGTATCTCAGAACAAATCAATGCCTACATAGATAACCTATCTAGAGAATCCTTCTTGTCATCCGCAAGGAGGTTTAGTAGTGTTTTAAAACATGCAAGAGCCTACGACTATCATATTAAGTCGAGGATTCCTGCTTCAGTAGATTTAACCTTCTACTTAGAAAACTCGGATGGTTCTATACCAACAAATAATGCTGAACAGGTAATCCCAGTTGGTACCATAATAGAGGCTGGAGGGGTACAATTCATAACCATAGATCAAGGCTATATTCCTGCGGGTAGTACCGAAGTAACTGTACCAGCCTACCAACAAGAATCGGTAGTTAATGATAACATAGGTAGAACAAATGGATTTGCTAATCAGATACTAAGATTACCTGCTAACATCTCGGAGGGAACTCTCCAATTGGTAATCGATGGGCAAATCTATATATTTAAAGAAACCTTAGCTAAGTCGGATTACATGGATGCTCATTTCACTACAACCCTTGCTGTTGACAAAACTCCGGTAGTGGTATTTGGAAATGGGATACAAGGGGTAATTCCTAATCGTGATAAGGATGTTATAGCCACATACAAAACCACATTGGGTAAAGATGGAAATGATGTTCAGGCTTTAACTATCGATACAATAACCTCCCAAATCTCATTAACAGGGTTGGACGATGATTTACTAAAGGTTAAAAATGAGTTAGCTCCAACAGGGGGATCGGAAGTAGAATCCATGGAATCGATTAGGAAGAACTCAGTACTAAGCCTAAGAACATTGGAATATGCAGTAACCGAATCTGACCATGAAGATATTGCCAAGCTGGCACCTGGGGTTGCAGATGCTGTACTAAGATATACCCACCCAAGATATCTGGAGATATTCATCAGCCCGATTAATGGTGGAGCTGCTTCCTCAGCCCTTATACAAAGTACATACGATTATATCTTTAGCCGAAGATTACTGGGCAGAAACATTACAGTAAAATCAGCTGGGCAAACTGAAATACTTTTATCTTTTACCCTTGCTACAAAGTTCAGGCATGATGCTACTACCAACACCAACGAGGTAGCTTTAGCCCTACTGGATTTCTATTCTGCCCAGAAATCTAACATCAACAGGGCCATCAGATACTCAGATATAATCTCAATCATAGAAGAGAATCAGTCTACGGATTATGTTACCATTACTAAGTTGAGTACAAAGCCATTACCTAAACCTTTGGGTAATAATACAAAAACTTTAATAGCTACTACACTAGAAGTACTCCCTACATCAACGGAAAGAGCTTCATGGAGGATTAGTTATGCGGGTACTCAATTTGTATTATACCGAGACGGAAAAGCTCAATTGGCTGTGGCATTCGATACAGAATATACCTCAGCCGATGGGTCCTTACAATTGAGAATCCCAAATGGGGCTTATGATACTGGGGATACTTGGGAATTTAATACCTACCCATATAATAATGATATGGAGATTAATGATTATACCCTACCAGTACTATCGGTAACAAACCTTAATATTCACAACGTAGAGAAAATCGTATAACCATGCTAAAAGATCTATTCAACAGTTTCTTTCAAATCTATGAAAAGGAAGCTGATACATACAAGGATACAGATGGCCGGGGTATTTTCGAAAGGTATATTGAGATATTCCAAATAGAATTAACCAGTGAGATAATACCAGCTGGGGAAAACTTCTTGGATATGAAGGATGCCTGGAATACTCCAGAAAGATTTCTCACCGTAATCTCGGAAAGTTTTGGTAATCCCCCAAACCTACTAGCTAATAATGCAATTGGGAAGGATCATTTCAATAGGGGCTTACTTCAGCATTATGTACCTCTGAGAAAACTAAAGGGTACCTACGAGGGGATAAGGATGATATTTGCATATCTGGGATACCGAGTAACTATAAATGAGAAATTAGAAACTGAGTTTTATTATGACTCTGTTGATACTGGGAAACTATACCATAAATATGACGATGGCCATTTTTATGATTCCCCAATACCCGATTTCGGGACTTACGATGTGGCCATCATCTCACATCATCCCGATGCGTTACCATTAACCGATGACCTTATCACAAAGATATATCCTATAATACACTGGATGGAGCCTATAGATATGAGGCTAAAATCCATAAGTACTGCTTCTCAAATAATCATGTTGGAAAGTGGGTTAGGTATATTGAGTACAGAACAAGGTGCTTACTTCGAAGTTGAATCCTAAAATCCAAAATACAAATGGCCACAATAGCTGAATTAGAAATACAAATCCAACAATTACAGAATTCATTTACTAGGTTGGAACAGTCCCTGAATAAAACCAAAATCTCTGAATTGGTATCAGCGGACTCAATAAATGATACAGATATTATCCCAATGGTTCAGGCTGGGGTAACTAAACGTATCACACGACAAACTTTCTTATCTGGGCTAAACTTACACTTAGCTGCGGATAAGGATTATGATACTATACAAGATAGGGATGCGGATAAAGCTAACCTTACTCATGGGGAAAATGTCTTTGTGGAAGATGCCTCTGGGGACCCCACCGTAAACCATGGATGGGCTATCTATAGATATGACAAACCCAAAGATGTTTTCCACAAACTATCGGAACAGGAGGGTATAGACTTCTCCTTAACCGACTACCTTAAAAAGAGTGATAATCTAGCTGGGCTGACAGATAAAGCTGCTGCAAGGAGTAATCTGGATATCTTCAGTACAACTGAGATGAATTCCAAGTTAACTACCATCCAGAATATGATCAAGGTCAGGACCCAAGCTATTAGCGGCAATACCCTAATATCATTAACAGGGCAATCTGATGCTAACTACTATGTTCAGATCATCGAATATGTAGGTACTTCAGGGAACAGAGTATGGTCTGGGTATCAGGTAACGAGCCAGCAACAAAACTCATTCAACTTTGTACCCCCAACAAGGTATTCATCAGGAACTTTATATTATAGAATTGTAAACAAAGATTAAAAACGTGAAAACTATGAGAAAATTACTATTGCTAGTGGTATTACTTACCACATTTATTATTTCTTCTCAAGCTCAATATCATGAAGAGCTAGAAACAGAGAAATTAACTGTATTCCCAAATACTCTGGGAGCTGTAGAACAGGCAGGAACATTTAAAGTAGGAACAGATAACTTCCTATATATCTCTGACGGTACCCAGTGGAATAAAATTCCTAAGGGCCAAGTAGAAACTTTGATAGATAACTTAACCATCGGTAAGAGAGCTGATGGTTCCATTGTTTCTATCGATAATATAAGACCTTACACAAGTGATGCTCAATTCAGGGGAGATTATGTTGGGGTAGCTTACGCCGAGGATGGAGATCCTACTATCTACATGGAATCTTATAATACGGGTAAAGCCAAAGAATTCATGGTATTATCGGATTATAATAACGAAGGTATAATAGCTACATACCAAGCCGGGACCAGTATATATGAAGCCGGTAGCAGCACTACTCAGGGAAAGAGAATGTATAGGGTAATCAGCTTTAAATACTATTCAGGAGAAGATGGCCTAAGCTATGATAGAAGTACTCATCCTGTAGATGTCCAGGTTACTGATGCTACTGAGTATATCCCCGATCTTCAGATATTACCCACGGATTTGGAAAGTGATGCCTATGTACCTATGTTCTTAATCTCTTACATAATGCCGGCACCCGGGGCTGATATACCAACAGGAAGTGTAAGATTAGTGAATCTATTCCGGAAGTATCAATTCAAGGAATTCGATGGTGGTACAATAAGATATAATGACTGGGGAACTATTAGGGCTAGTCAGGGCTTAGATGAATGCTATTTTTCTAAGGGGGCATTTGTATTAAATGAGCCTACCTTCAGTGTAACACTATCGGGAGCAGCTTTATTAAACTATACCTCAGATATACCGGTTAAATTACTTTCGTATGGGGCCACTACAACTGTACACGATTATACTATAAACCGATCCACAAACTTTCAAAGTCAACTAAATAGGCCTGGTATAAATTACGGTATAACTACGGTAGTGATAGATACTAGGGGCCAGGTAGAAACTAAGAATTTCTTTACCACTCAACATACAGTTACCCCAAACTGGTACTCAGTGATGAATACCCTAGATGGTAGAGAAAATGTACCATTATTTACCTTGGTATACTCATACTCTAACGGGGTTATTGACTCAAAGAGTCTTAAAATATATAACTGGGTAACACAGGGATTACAAGATGCAGGTGGTGGAGGAGCTTCACATGATCCTGTAACTGTCTCAGGTAAAACCTATGCTACTCTAACAGATCAACACTTAACCCTAAATGATATAAACCTATCCACAGATGTAACAAATATCCTAGGCACCAGTCATGGGGGTACGGGTAGTTCTACAAAAAACTTTGTTGACTTATCCAGTTCCCAAACTGTAAGGGGGATGAAGAACTTCTATAGCTGGCTTAGGGCTAATGATGGGGCTCAGATATCTAACTCAGTATCTACATCCTCTGATCCTATATTATCCCTAAGGAATACCTATTCCACACCGGGTAGGAATGTTAACTTTATACAGTCAGCTAAAAACTCTTCCAGCCAATACGTAAATACAGCTATCTTCCAAAGTAGGTTAATAACCTATGATGATGGTAGTGAGAATTCTTTGGCTAAGATTCTGGTTTTAAACAATGGAGCTACCAACTCATACGTATTTAACCCAGATGGTACCTTTACTACACCGGGCTTATTAATCTCTACTAATCCTGGAACTGGTAAGGTATTAACTTCAGATCAATTTGGTAATGCAACTTGGCAAGATGCCTCTGGAGGTGGTGGGACTTTACAGAGTGTTACAGAAGCAGGAGCAACTACCAACCAAAACGTAACTTTTAATGGTCAGGTTGAGGTATTATATGCGAGTGATAATAGCCCAAAATATCAGGTAAATATTTCAAATGAGGATGAAACTGAGTTTAGTAACTTAGTTATTAATCATACAAAAACCACTATTACCACTGAGAGTGAGGATGATTATAACCAACTTATTATACATCCCGATAAAACTACTTTTAGGACCTCGATCCTAGAATTAGGGACAGGGAGCCCAGGCTCAGACAAAATCCTTTATGCCAATAATGGAGATACCTATAGACCCTACTTCAAATATGACGAAAGTGAAAATGCCTGGAAGTTTTCTAATGATGGCCAAACATCTGTCAGTTTAGGTGGAGGTGGATCAGCTGGTACTCTACAGAGTGTTACAGATGGTGGGGCCACTACCACTAACGCATTAACCTTAAGCGGGGGATTAAATATAGCCAATGATCTTAGGGCTTATACAGGTAATGCGGTTAAAGGTTGTATAAGATTAATTGAGCAATCACCCGGTGCAGCCTATACACTAGGGGGATACATATGTTCAAATGGGGTTAATAACTCGGTTACTATTGGGGTTCATAATGCCTTCGATCAAAATCCTTCTAATGACAAGGATTGTATAATAATGCCTAGGTCGGGTGCTACAGTAGAACTATATGCTAATACCGTAAAGAGATTTGAAACCAACTATAGTGGGGCTGAGATTTTTGGTAGGACTGTTACTGATGACTTAACCATTCAAACTGGGGCTGGAGCTGGTAAGGTTTGGACTTGCTCCGATGCAAATGGAGTTGGGTCATGGCAAGATGCCTCTGGGGGAAGTCAATTTAATGAGGCTTGGCAAACACCTTCTGGAGCAGCCCCAACCATAGACCTTTCACAGGGTATAAATCTAGAAATGACTTTCACCAGTGCCACAGCAATTACCTTTAATAATGCCCAAGATGGTATGCAAGGTATAATGATAATACACCAAGATGCTACAGGGGGTAGGGATATAATCTTTAATGATCCTCACAAGGTAATCAACGGGGGTAATGGTCAGGTACAATTAACCCAAACAGGTACAGCCACAGATATCATTACATGGGTATACCGTAACGGTACATTCTATATTAACACTGGAAATAACTACAACTAATGAGAACTTTACTAACTATATTAATACTTATTCTGAGCCTAAGTGGGAGGGCTCAGAATATTGCTATGTTCCACGGACATAATGCTACTATCCCAGAACTACATGTCCAACCCCCAATGTACTACTTGTACCAAAGTTATCCCGATGATCCGGGTATTACTTACCTATATCCTCAGGGATACCCATCACTACTAATATCCCAATGGAAAGTAACAACGGATGTGGATATTTATACCACATTTCATTTACCAACTATCCCCGCTAATGCTGAAAAGGTAATAGTAAATTTTTACATCGATAGGATTAGTTCTGATGTAACTGGTCAACTACCAGCAATCGGGGTATACTTTGTGGATTGGTCAACAGGTACTCCAAGTAAAGATGATTTTGTCCTAGCTGCCAACAAGGTATACCCAATAAGTTTTCAAGGCCCAGGTAAGTATAGAGTAATACTCCCAGCATCAGAATGCAGGTTACATCCCAGCTTAGGTATTGGGGGGTTAGCTTTCTTCGGTGGGGAGCTACCTCCAGATAGCGGAAGATACTCAGCGTACCTAGAAACAGGTAAAGTAGCTAATACCGGAAGGATTACATTCCTATTCCTATACTAAGTATCCAGAGCGAACAATATCAATGGTGCTTAATATAATAGCTATGTCAAATCACACCGAATATTAAAAAATCTCTCACAATGGACGGATTCATTAACTACCTGGAAGTCTTTTCCGAGAAATTATATCCTGTATTACAAAAACATTTCCTATCTGGGTCAGGTGGGATTGGGGGTATAGTTTATGGCCTTAATTCAAAAGTAATCCTATTGGATATTACATTACCTGGCCTCACCGATGCAATCATATTGGCAGCAGTGGGTTCATTAATTGGTATCATAGTGGGAGAAATATATAAAGGGTTAAAAAAACTCTTTAAATCTCTTTGGAAATCACTAGTAAATAAATTAAGAAGATAATGTCAACTAATTCACGACAGTTTAATAAGTACAAAGATCCAGTACTATCCTTCGATAGATTACTGGAGAGGGCTGGGATTATGCCTCCTGGAAGATACCGAGGCTTTGATACCATAGCTCCATCTGCTAGCCCTGTATCAGGGAAGATAGCTATTAAACTACAGCATACAACATCGGGGGTACAGGTAATAACCCAGTCAGGTACACTTAGTGATCTTATTGGAATTGCCATAACCCCACAAGGGACAATTATACATGAGGAGGGAGAACTTGATCTTCCTTCTCTTGTTGTTGATTTTAACCAAGGTACTAAAGCTCGTAGGGATATCCTGGTATTGGAACATACCTATCAGGATAATATCCCAGGTGAGAATCCTCCAACCTACCTAATCATAAAAGGTACACCGGCGAATACTCCAGTTGAGCCATCCTTAACTAACCCAGATACTCAATTAATCTTGGGCTATATCGATGTACCGATAAACTCAACCACAGTTAGTGATATATACTATCACCCTGCAGTGGTACCTGAGTTTTCAAAGTCCGGTAGGATAACGGCACTGGAAGATGTATTTGATAAAGCTGCTACTCTTCAAAAGATAGGTACCCACAATGTAAATGTTTACGAGGGTATAACCAATGTGGAGGGAGAGGGTACATCTATTTATGATGATGCTACCAACCAGCTAAAAATACACGATGATGGTAATATATTTAAGTTAGCTGCTGATATCCCATCTGGTGCTATGATTAAGCATATCTACCCAGAGACGGGGAATTGGCTTAGACCAAATACAATTATCTTTGTAGTAAATAACTCGACTAAACCTGTAAGATTAGTTGAGGGGGGTAATATTAAAATACTAGCAGATGGTACTACAGACCACCCACAAGGGCTAACTCTAAAGGGTCCACATGGGGCCATAGCATTAGCCTACAACTTGGGGGCTTGGGTACCAGCTCACTCCTATATACAAAGGCAATTGAGATACTTAAGAGAGGAAGTAGACAGGAAAGCTTACAGGGATCATGTCTATACCAGGGTCGAAATCGATGCTGCTCACTTAGGTATGATCGAGGCTTTAAAGAAGTGGGTAACTGATAACTTCGAACTTAAAGGAGGAGATCCACCACCAATCCCTGTAGACATTTCTATAAACGTGGACAATAGCCAAATCGAAATACCTTCAGACCTTGTTACTCAGGACTTCGAAGTAACAGTACAAGGGGGTACAACTAACAAGTGGGAGATAGTATCTAAACCAACATGGGTCACTTTGGATAACTCAATAGGGGATGAACTACCATCTGGATCAGCAGTTAGGGTAGATGCATCTGCAAACGATACAGGCAACGACAGAGAAGGAACCATTTCTGTAAGGTCGGTAGAAGATACTTCTAAAACTCTAGATATCAAGGTAATTCAAAGGAGTGTAGAACTTGCGGTGGTACCCCAGTATACCGTGAAGTCAATAGGACGTGGAGGAGGAAGTTTGAGTTACGTATCTGTATCCGTGGAGGGATCTTCTCAGGGATTTACTGTTCAAACAATATACCCAGAATCTACATGGGGAACTGGCTGGATGACCGCAACACCAGGACAGCACTCTTCAGGAGCTAGGTATGTTACTATGGAGTACCTTGCGAATTCACATCCGCATTCCCGAAAAGTGCTGGTTAAATTAATATCTGAAGAAGATCCTTCAGTATCTGCAATAATTACTATAACTCAAGCGAGGAGTTAAACCTCTAAACAACATCCAGATTCCTTAAAATATGAGCGGGCTTGTTTTATAGCCATATTAATTTCTTCCCGCAATTCATTAACATATTCTAAAGAATCTCTGCTATTACCCAAACTTAAGAACTCAGCTAAAACCGAAGTTGGGATTCGAGAGTTTGGGTTTTTTAGCCGTTTTAAAATAAACGGTGGTGGGTTTAATTGAAGTTCATAAATTAGGAGAGCATTCTCTGTTAAAGCCTTCTGCATAAATGCATGAGCTAATTCCAAAAATAGCTCGGCTTCATTAATCTCACTTTCATCTGGTATAATATTGATGAGTTCTTTCTCACCTTCAAGCTCTACCAAATTCTCATGAATATCCGCCTGGTAGGCTTTTCTCAAAATTCTATATTTAAATGTAGAAAGAGAATTTAGAATGAACCCTTTAAGGGCATCAGGTTCTTTTTCTTCACAGTATTTATTAAATACGTAGATGATTTTATCATCAAACCAGGATGCAACTATATCCTTAGATACTCCTAATCTTCGGCAGTCGATTTGGGATACTAAACGATGTTTTAATGGTTGGACTTCTTTGTAAAGCTTATTAAAAAGTTTTTCAGAATAGCCCGGCTTCATAGGTTTAAGTCTATGTGTTTCCATGTTAACTATTTATATTAATACTATCTTTTGTTTGTTTAATTACTATACAAATATATATTAAAAAATACAAAGTAAAATGAATTTCAGGGTAAAATCTGGAGTACTAATATTCTAACTCATTGACTAAGAATAAAGTAACTACTATTAAACCCTAGTACTATTTAATACTGCATTATACTAAATTAAATTACGATGGCTAAGAATAAAGGGATTAAGTTCGAATTTACTGCGGAGTTTCAAGAGGACTTAATCAGATTTACTTTAACCGACAGGACATTAGGTCCCAAGGTAATAAACCTCTATGAGTATCATTATTTTACTCTACTAAATCACAATATAATTGCCTATGCACTTAAGAAATACTTTAAGAAAAACCGAAAAGTCCCGAGTAAATCTATACTACTTGAGGAACTACGGGAAACTTACTTAAAACGGGAATATGCTGAGCATTTAACTAAAGAAGATACTAGTGAGATAAATAGCTTAGTTAAAAAATTATATAATAAACCTGCGGAAGACGGCCAGGCGATACTTAAGAAAGCTGAAACCTTTGCCCAATTCGTTGAGCTAAAGAATATAATGGAGTCGGTGGATTTAACTGACTACAAAAACTATAACCAGTTATCCCAGAAAGTACAGAAAGCTGTATCCCAAAAACTTAAAACCAAGAAGGAAGAGGGAACTTACCTTATCCAAGATATCAAGGTAAGGCAGGCTGAAAGACAATCCGAGGGAGTCATATACCCAACTCCATTCAAACAAATAAATGATTTAACCAATGCGGGGGGATATGAAAAAGGATCCACACTAGTAGTAGTAGATAGGCCCAAGAAATTTAAGACAGGTGCCATGGTTAATATCATTCGGGGTTATCTTAAACGTAAATATAAGATAGCTGTATTTGACCTTGAGAACGGTCAGGATGGTTTTACTTTACGTGTGGAGCAATCCATCATGAACAAAAGTAAAAAGGAATTAATGAGTGGGCAATACGATAAGGATGTCCAAAAGAGATTAAGGAAATATAAAAGATTAGGTGGTGAGGTATTCATCAAAAGATTACCGGCCTTCAGTACTGCAAATGATATTAGATATATACTGGATGAGCAGAAGAGGGAGACGGGATTTGAACCAGAGATATTAATTATCGACTACATCGGGTTGATGGGTTCTATCTCAGGAAAAGAGGATGATCACAATAGGATATCAGATGCTTATCTGGATATTGCTAACCTATCCGTGGAAAGGGAGATTATCCATACTTGGACTCCTCACCATATTAAATCAGAGGCTTATAAAAAGAGAGCCACACGATATGAATCAAATGACCTAGCCAAGTGTACCGAGATTGGTAGACACGTTCATGCAATGTTTGGCCTGAACCGTACGGAAGAGGAAGTGGAGCAGGGAGTGATGAGAATGGAGTTAATTGAGCAGCGAGACGGTTTCCAGGATGGTAGAGCTCTATTCATGGTGAACGAATCTACCCAGGTGATGAATGAATTCACGGCAGAACAGAGAAAACTATGGGATGAGAATTGGGCAGGATTCTCAGGGGATAAGTTATCCGGATTCAAGGATGAGGATAATGATAATCCTAAGAAGAAGAAAGGAGGGGATCTTGGCTAGGTTTACTCGAGAAATAAAGAACAAGTTATATAAGTACTTCCTTGCCCGAATGGGTATGCATAAATACCGTAATGGGTGGTTAAAGGGAGATTGTCCTGCATGTGGCAAACATGATAAGTTTGGGGTTCACATAGGTAGAGACAAAAGTAATTGCTTTGTATGTGGGTATGGGCCAAAGCTTATGCAACTTATCTCAGAATATGAGCAGGTTGAATATAACGAGGCATACAAACTGATAAGCAAACAGGAACAATTAGAATACAAAGAACCCAAGGCTAAACTGGTAGAGCCAAAGTCCGACTCTATCTTGCCTGAATCCTACAAACTGGTAACATTAGGGGGAAGTGAGACCTCCAAACTAATGCGAAGATATGTTCAGAAAAGAGGATTCAAACCAAATAAGGTATCACTTAAAGGATGGGGATACTGTACTAAAGGAAAATATAAAGGACATCTAATAATACCCTACTATTTAAATGGTAGGGTTGTTTACTTTAATGCCCGGAGGGTTGTAGGTAATGGGCCAAAGTTTAATAACCCGACAATGGATGATATCGGAGTCGGTAAATCTATGGCTATATATAATATAAGTGCCCTTAAACTATACAAAAAGATATACCTTGTGGAATCAGCAATGAATGCTGAAACCCTTGGAGATCATGCAATTGGAACAGGGGGTAAGAAATTATCTCCGTGGCAAAAGGATAAGATATTAAACTCATCCGCTGAGAAAATAGTTATTATCCTGGACCCTGATGCTCTAAAGGAAGCTATAGACTTAGCCTTAGAATTATCCTTTCATAAGAAGATAAAGGTATTAATGTTACCCGAGGACAATGATGTTAATGATATTGGTAAAAAAGCAACCAAGGCATTAGAGGATCAGGCTAAATGGTTAAGTTACATGGAATTATTAAAACTTAAAAACGACTTACTGTATGAAGAGAGATCCAAGCATACACGTTAGGGAATCCCAACTAAATCTAGTATTACAAGATGTATTGGGGGTAGAAAACTTTGGAGAAAAAGAACTGAAAGGACTAGCAAAATTAATAGTTGAGAGGTCCAAGAAGTATTCCCAAGTTAATCGCTCAATGGTTATAACAAATGAGAGGATGGAAAGGAAAGCTAAATCCATTCTTAAAGCCGATAAGAGTGATGCTTACTTAATGGCCAAGATAATTCATGCGGTTAGAAATAAGGCCAGACATAGGGGTGTAAGATTATTAACCCAAGAATCACGAGAATGGTCTATAATAAAAGAGATAACCGCACAGGCATTGGATTTTGCTAATGCTTTTGGGATAAGTAAGAAAGAGGGATTTACTATCTACATTACTAAGGCCATGCAAAAAATGCAGAAGTTCTCCCTTAACAAAATCCCAAACATGTACGAGGGTATTTCCAACTCTTATGAGGCTGATACCATCATACAAAAGGATGATAAGCCTAAAGCTACTCGTTCTATCCATGATTACTATGTACAGAAGATAGCCAAGAAAACAGGCTTAGCCGAAACCTATCTGGAGAACCCAGAAAAATATGTATGCTTCTATAAAACCAGAATCATAGCTGAGGAAATAGGGGTAACCTACAAAGATTACCTGGAATCTCAATTCGAGGGATTCAGCTACAGGGATGGGATACCTGATCCAGTACAATTGATTGGGGACAATGCCAAGAAAAGATTATCCAAATACCTATACGAAAATAACCTAAAAGTGAACCCTGCCAAGAAGAAGGAAGCTAACTCTGACTTCTGGGCTAAACTAAAATCTTTATCCGATGAGTAGAATAAGAATTGGTATCACCAACAAACAGTGTTACTTAACTGGGGATAGAAAACTTATAAATTCCGCCTATAAGGAATTCTCAGTTAGGCATCCATCCGCCTTTCATATCCGAAGATATATGCCAAAGGGATGGGACGGAAAATTCCATTACATTAACGATAGGGGAGCCTTCAGAACTGGGCTACTAGATAAGGTAATTGCTTTCTTAAATTCCAAAGGGGCATCTATAGAATATGAGGATGAAAGGGATGATGTTGTAACAGATGCTAAGGTACCCAGCATAGTGGGGGGCCTTACCCCTAGACCCTATCAGAACGAGGCCATTGGTTCTATAGTATATAATACTATACCTGGAACCGATATCCCATTCCCAAGGGGGGTTATTAAAGCTGCTACTAATGCCGGTAAGACAATGATCTCAGCTGGTATCTATGAGGCTTTTCACCGTAAGAAAAAAGCTTTGGTCCTAATCAATGACTCGGACTTATATAACCAATTCCATGTTGAGATTCCCGAACTGGTTGGAGATGATGCTGGATTTGTAAGGGGTAAAGAAAAGGACTGGAATAACTTTACAGTGGGTATGGTACAAACTATATCCCAGAACTTGGCTAAAATGAAAGGGATGCTGGCTAAGTATGAGATAGTCCTGGTAGATGAGGCCGACTTGGCAGATAATAAATCCTACAAAAGAGTATTGGATGCCTGTATTAATGCAACCATTCGAGTAGGGTTATCAGGATCTATCTTCATGAGTAAACTGGCTAAGGATAAACCAAAAAACTATAACCTAGAATCCTACTTTGGGCCAGTTAGATTTGAGATAACCAAAAGAGAAATGGTTGACTTGGGTTATTCAACTGAGCCAGTAATCAAGGTAACACCCGGAAATGGGATTAAGGAAACTACCGGAAACTGGAAAGAGGATTATGATGTATGTATAACCCGTAACAAGGATCGAAATAAGAAGGTACTTAACAGGGCCATTTTCAATTTGGAGAGGGATAGATTTCCAATGCTAGTAGTCGCTCAATTCCATGAGCATATTGAAATACTTGAAGAGCTATTCCAAAAAGAACTAGGCGGGAAGTATCTCATTAAATCTGTGCACCATAAGACACCAGGCAGAAAGCAGATAATAGAGGAGTTCAAGGTTGGGGACATCGATATACTAATCTCATCCTATATTATCAAACGAGGAAAGAACTTACCGTTAATCAAATGTATTAATAATGCTGCAGCGGGTGACTCTCAAGAAACCATATCCCAGATTATGGGTCGTGGAGAAAGATCTCATAAGTCCAAGAATAAAGTTTATATCGAAGATTACATGGACGAGGGAAAATACCTAAAAAGACATGCTAAGCATAGGGTTAACTATTACAAAGCAGAGAAGTTTAAAGTGATCGAGCTATACAAAAAAGTACTATTAAAAATAAAAAACCATGGCAAAAAAAAGAAAAAGTAATCCTGAAAGGGAACCAAGGGATACTATCTCAGAAACTGGGGTAGATTTACTAAAACCAATCTCAGCTGATATCTTCAAGCTGGGATCTTCTGATGATCCTTGCTTTGGTAAACTCCATGATCTAACGGATTCAGTCTGTAGAAGATGTGGGGATAACGAATTATGCCAAGCAGTGATGGCTCAGAACCTGCATAAGACCAGGAATGAAGTTGAGAAAACTCAGGCATTCAAGGATAAGGAACAACCTTATGAGAAAGTAAAACCTGAGCATCATGAAATGAAGATGTGGATGAAAAAGAAGGTTGCTAAAGACCTTGACAAAAAGCTTATTATTAAGAGAGCTATGAAGAGATATGATGTATCTCGTGCAGTAGCTAGGCAAGTATACAAAAACTTATAAAAAGGAGAAGACTATGGACATCCAAACAGCACCAAAGCTACCCGAAAAAATTGCGGAACGGGTATTATTGGGAGAAGGTTTGCCAGTATTATTCGAGTTACAGCTCGAATTAATGGCTGAATATGTTAAGGTAGAAAAGCTACCACAATGGCCTATCAATTCCCATGAACCAAAGAACCAAGTTATCCTTAAGGATTTCATTGGGAGAGTGGCTGAGGAATTAGGAGAATCATGGGAATACTATGAGAATCTGAGAGACGGTAAAATAACCATCGCAAATTTATCTGGTTTCAATGAGGAGATCGCAGATGTAACTGCATTCCTACTTGAGACCTTGATTTATGTTGGGGTAACACCTGAAGAATTACATAAAGCTATCGAACCGGATAAGGATGATGCTTTGGGTTATCTATACAATAACCCTAATTTCCGAAGCAGGACTACTATCCCTAGAAACTTACATGAGGACAGGGATTATATCGAAGCAGGAATTGGTAGGTTTATGTATACCTCAGAATATAGTAATCACCTAGCTAAGACTTTCTGGAATTTCAACTACCTATTACAGATGTCCAAGAATGTATTGAAAAACAAACCTTGGAAGGTACATCAGGTAATGACGGATGAAAATAAATTCCGATCAAAGCTGCTTACTGCATCAGTAGAGTTCTTCAGAATGGCTACTCGAGAATTGGAGATGTCTCCACTGGGGTTAGTCACGGTATATTATAAAAAGAACAGAGTAAACCTGTTCAGAATTAAATCCAAGTATTAATGAAAGAGTTAAAATTCTCAAACACCCAGGAAGCTTGGGAGGGTATTAATGAATATCTTGCCTTGAAATCGGAAGAGGTAATGGAAACAGGGGGTTCACTATATGGGCCAGAAATCATAGCCTACGACCATTACATCAAAATTAATAAGGTATGGGTGGATCCAGAATTTGACTTCGGTTCAGTCTTCGGATATACAACTGCTAAGTGGACTAAGTTAATCAATAACTACCTCCACTTAGATTATCTTGACTTAATCAAATCGCAGATACTAGCAAGGGAGAAATCGAGAGCAACTAATTACAATATTAGTTACCTATTCGATAACTCCCATGGTTCTGGTAAAGGGTGCCTCCTTACTCTTACCTTCTCAAGAAGAGTGGATAGGGATGCACCTATTCTGTATATGACCCTGAGATCTTCTGAGGTAACTAAAAGGTTGTTATTCGATTTCCTACTAGTTCAAAGGATAGCTGAGTATGTGTACGGGAAAGATCAATGCGTTTCTTTGGAAATGTTTTGCCCAAACATATACCTAGTTGCTGAGGCCTTTGTAATGTATGATAACTACAAAAGCATTGATAAGCTATTCAGGAAAAAGAAGAAAAAGGGCCTAAGTAAATTTGAGAAAAAGATCCTGGATACCTTACACCATTTTAAAACTGTAGACCCTAGCACGATTAAATACAAGGTCCACTTGAGAAGTGTTAATCAGTTGCAGGAAGATGAAGATGGTAAGAAGATTTCTGGTAGGAAACCTTTATTGGTAAAAAATCTTCACCTCTATAAAGAAAACATGGAGTATCCCGAAGATTGTATCAGTCCGTCTGCAAGGAAGGCTTATCGTCGAAAGCATAATAAAACACTAGGAAAGTAAGTACTATTCAAATCTATAACAATAAAATTAATTACTATGTTGGAATTAAAAAACGTTCACGTTGGAGCAATCCAAGGAAAAAGATTATTGCTTAAAGCTACCACTCCCCCAGCTAGAGAGGGAGCTAATGATCCTAACTCAAAATCTCGTTGGGGAGAAGTTATCCAAGCTGGAGAGGATGTAGAGGGTATCAAAGTTGGGCATATGTGCATGTACCATGAGAATTCTTGTACTGAGTTCCCATTCCAAATTAAGCCAGAGAATGGTATTTCCATGATTGAGAATTACGATATCCTAACTCAGTCGGATATCATTTATGTTGTTGACCCTAAAAATAATTAATAACATGAGGATATTCAGTAGTTGCCGAGAATTGATGTCTGAGATTATGAGAGATGTATCTGAACATGGTACAATCGTCCATCCTCAAACAATGCAAAATAAGGTAGTAGCTGATAACGAGGAGTTCCAAACTAAGGAGCTCCTTAACTACAGTTATTGCCTAACCAATAGAACTGATCAGGAGAAACTGTTCATTTCTAATCCCACTCAAAATTACCTATGGTGTCAGGAAGAGTTTAAAGAAAGGGTATCCCGTAGCTATGTTAATCCAGGTAAAGCCTGGTTGATTCGTAAAGATACTTGGGCCACATTCTTAAACTCAGAAGGTGGGTTCTGTTATACCTACAATGAGAGGTTAAACTATCGACACAATCTTAATAAGATTATCGATGAATTAAAACGTCACCCAGATTCCCGACAATGTTATTTACCTGTATTCCATCCGGAAGATGTATCTTTCATAGGTGCAGAACGTAGAGTACCATGTACTTTGGGTTATCAATTTATTATCCGTGATAATAAACTTCATATCGTATACTCCCAAAGATCAGCCGATGTATTTCTTCACTTTGGTAATGACATCTGGTTGGCCTGGGAACTTATGAGTTATGTGGCTAAGAGATTAGCTATAGAGGAGGGATATCTTTATCACAATATTACTTCCCTACATTCTTACAAAAGGGATTGGGAAGGTTTAAAAACCTGTATAGACGAACTCTATGAATAAAAAGGATGAGAAGAAAATCCTAAAGGGGTATGTGAAGCTCAGGGGTAAGAAATACTTTATTACCAAAACCATTGAGGAAATGGCTGAGCTTACACAGAACCTGGCTAAGGGTATTAATAATCCAAAAGATTTGCAGGATCCAAACCTACAAGCTGAAATGGCACAGGTAAAGTTATTCCTACAAACTCTGGAGGATCATGTATTCAATAGCCCCTTAGAGGAACAGGCCAGGAAACGTGAACGTAGAGATAAGCTCACATTATTCAATCAACGAATTAAAGAGGCTCAGAAATGAAATCAATCTACAAGATAATAACCAAAGAAAAACAACTTTGGCAATTAATCAGATATTGTAAGAAAACTGGTTACGCCTCAGTCGATTTCGAAACAACTACCCGAGATGATGAGGGAGCATTTTGTGATCCGGAAGGATATCCTACTATCATGGGCTGTAGCTTTCAACCGGGCAGTGGTTGGGTATTACCTTTAGGACATTTCGATTCACCTTTTAAGAAAGCCGATAAGTGGGTTAAACTATTACAGATCTTTGGTAGAGAAGTAATGGAGGATCCTAACATAGTTAAGATAGCCCACAATGCTTCATTTGAGATGAAGTGGTTCAAGAGATTCGGTATCATTCCAAAAGGTTATTGGTTTGATACCATCTTGGCTAAATATCTTTTGGATGAAGAAAGGCCACATGGTTTGAAAGAGCAGGTAGGAAGATTCTTACCTGACTTTGATGGTTATGAAGATTACGAGGGAAGTAAATTACCTTGGAATAAAAAGCCATTAGAAGGATTATCAAAGTACTGTGCATTGGACTGCGATTCTACATTAAGGTTATGGCTATACTTCGAACCAAAGCTAATGGAATTTGGCTTCTACCCGTTATTCAGAAACCTTCTGATGATGAACCTAAGAGTTCTATCGGAATCTGAGTATACGGGTATGATTGTGAATAGGGAATACCTAAAGAACTTGGTTGATACTTATGGTAAGAAAATCGAGGATTCTGAAAAAGGATTATATGACTTGAAAGTGATCAGGAAATATAATGCTAAGAAAGTTAAGAAAGCCAAGAAGCAACTTATCAAAGAAGTCAAACAAGAGATAAAGGCACTTAAACGGGAAGAAAAAGAAGAAGACGTAGATAACTCTAGAAAGATAAAATCTCGAGAAGATAAAGTTAGCAGATATATAGCTGGGGAGTTTACTACGAAGAAGGAAAGAACTGCCGTCTCAGAATTGAATTTGGGTAGTCCTGCTCAATTAAAGGAACTGTTATACTACAGTAAGCATGGATTCCAATTTACTGAGGTCAAGGAAAAGAATAAGAAAAAGGAATGGGTAGTATCCACTGCGGAATCAGCTTTACTAAAAATCCAGAAATCCGGAGAGGATACACATGGGTTTGTAAAAAGGATGCTGGAACATAGAGGACTATCTAAACTGTACTCCACTAACATCAAGGGTATGTATGATATCTTGGGTGAGGATAACAGGCTTCATACTTCTTATAAAATCTTTGGTACGGTAACAGGTAGACTATCTTCTGTAGAACCTAACTTACAAAACATTCCAAGAGCAACTACCAACTCAGATATCAAACCAATGTTCAGGCCTCCAAAGGGTATGCTCATGGTGGAGTTTGACTACTCCCAAGCTGAGATGAGGGTAGTGGCTGAGATGTCTAAGGATAAAAACCTTATCGATGCATTTGCCTCGGGACTTTCACTTCACGTATACACTGCAACACGAGCTGAGTTTCCTAACCTAACTGGTGATGCTCTATATAAAAAATACGAAGAGGTATATGCGATGACCAAGGATGAAGATCATAAGGATCACATCTTCTGGACTAAACGTAAGAAAAGGGCCAAGACAATTGGATTCGGTATCTTATATGGGCAATCGGATAAAATGTTAGCTGAAACTATTGGGTGTAGCGAAGAGGAAGCAGGACAATTCAAAAAGGACTGGTTCAAGGCTTATCCAAAGGTTGAGAAATGGATTAAAGGTCAACACAAAAAAGCCAAGAAGAATGGCTATGTAAGAACTCTATTTGGTAGGAAACGAAGATTACCAAATATCTATTCTGATATAATCGGGATTAGGTCGGAAGCTGAGAGACAATCGGTAAATGCTCCTATTCAGGGAACATCTTCGGATTACACTCAGTTCTCAAGTATTCTAGTACGAGAGAAACGACTACAGGGAGAATTTCCATCATACTTTCAACAATGTTATACTGTACATGACTCCTTGGGTTACTATGTCAAACCAAAAGATATCCACAAATTGGTGGGGCCAATGGTTAAGATATGTTCTAACCCCCAAACAAAGAAATGGTTTGGATTCCAGGCTAAACATGTAAACATGAAAGTAAGCTGCGAGTTGGGTCCTACATGGGGTAACTACCATGATTATGACAAGGATACTGATTATGTAGAATTAACCAAGAAATGGGAAATGGAACTCTACGGGGAAACCTGGGTAGAGGATTACGATTAATACAAACTATTATGGATGCAAAAAACATTAAAGTAGCATGCTGTGGACCATCAGGTTCAGGTAAAACAACCCTATGTCAAGGATTACAAAAAGAACTAGGGTTAAGATTTATTCCCTCATCAGTAGGATTAATCTTTGGAGAAAGCCAAAAGAAAAAGCTTGCTGAGTTTGGGTATGAGAATAAGGGCCATCAGAATGTAATCAACATGTCTAATGCTAACCCTGAATTCGGAAAGTTATTCCAGGAATATGCTTTAGAGGCTAGGAATAGTTTAATCAGTAATGGGGCTGACCAATTAATAGTAGATAGAAGCCCGGTAGATAATGTAACCTACGCTTCTCTTCAATGCCTACACAATTGGACAGAAGAAGAATTCGAGAAGTTCTATGGATTTGCGTTGGATTCACTATGCCACTTAACCCACATCATCTACGTTAAGTCGGTATGCCCAGATATTGAGGTAAACTTCTCAAGGGTAGCTAACAAACATTACCAACATATGGTGGATCAGGTATTTGAATACTACCTAGCTAAGATGAGCAGGGAAGCTGGTATTCATGGTCCTAAGATATTGGTAATTGATACTTGGCCAGAGAATCCAATGGACAGGGTTATTCAGGCTAAAGAGTTTATCCTAGAGGACTAAATACTATTTCCTCGAAGTACTATTATATATTAAACGGAATATAATGGGAAAGAAGAAACTACTGGACCTTGCAAAGGAATCCAAACTAAATAATATTAGGATTAAACTCGGAAAAGAGACAATTCGGTTCAATCTCTTTGAAGAGTTAATAGTTAATGAGAATAAGTTAACCGACGAATCGTTAGAGCAACCCTTGGTATATGGCTACTTAGGGATGGTTCACCAGAAACTTACTCGGCTCTGTGCCGATGCTCAACAAGAAGTTGACAAACTGAAATCATTAGCATTAGTCAGGGCAAAGGGGGTGGCGGATCCCCTTTCCCTCAGGGCTAAATCCAAAGAACTGGCCGAAGCAGAAGCCGAAATCGATGAAGAATATCAGGATGCTTTAACAACCCTGCATACTCTTAAACATCAAAAGGGTATTTTATATACCTGTTTAAAAAGCTTCGAACAGAGAAAGGATTTAATTCAAACGGTATCCGCCAATGTTAGAAAGGAAATTTAATTACTAATATTTTAAACCATGGCTAAAGACACAGTTAGAGAAAAACTGAAGAAGAGAAAAAAGCAATTGGAATCTAAAGGGGGTTCCGGAAATATTACCTACATCAAAGAAGGTACTATTCGTGTTAGAATCCTACCTGTACAGGGGGAAGAGGAATTTGCTTTCAAGGTAACTCAATTCTACCTTGGTGCTGAGCTTAAAGGAGTATTCTCTCAATCCTCAATTGATAACGGAGAATGCCCAATTCTTGATAAGTATCACGAGTTAATGGAGTCGGAGGACGAGGACGATAAGGACTTGGCAAAAACCCTTAAACCTAAGTCGAAGTACCTAATGCCTTGTATTGTTTACAAGGATCAGAAAGGTAAAGAGATTGACGAGGAAAAAGGGATTACTCTGGTACAAATTACTCCATCACTTTACAATGATCTTATCGATCACTGGTTGGATGATGATGATTGGGGGGATATGACTGATCCTAAAAAAGGTTACGATGTTAAACTTACTCGTAAGGGATCAGGTCAATTCGATACGGAGTACACAATGTCTCCATGTCCTAAGACACCTTTGAAAAAGAAAAAGTATGCTAAGGAAATTAACCTTACAGAACTTATTTCAAAGATCATCCCATCTTATGAAGATGCCCAGGATAAGTTAAACCAGTTCCTTCACTTGGATGGAGAAGAGGATGAGGCTCCAAAAAAGAAAAAGAAAAAAGGTAAGGATAAGGACAAGAAAAAACCGGTTAAGAAAACCAAGAAACCGGTTAAGAAAAAAGGTAAGAAAAAGAAAAAAGACGACGACGATATACCATTTTAAATCCTGAACCATGGCTAAGAAGGAAAATAAAAAGAATAAGGTACTTAGTGCTAAAGAGCTGCACAAAAAGTATCCTGGATTCGGAATTGCAAGTGAGATATCATTGCTACCCGAAAACATGCCATGGTTACCCTCAAGGAATATGGCCCTCAACTATACATTAGGTGGGGGCATTCCTTTTGGTAAAATCTTGGAACTGTTCGGGGAAGAATCCTCAGGAAAATCTTTAATGGCTATCGACTTTGCATATTGCTGCCAGAAACTGGGAGGGGTAGTAATCTGGGAAGATGCTGAACAGGCATTTGATAGATATTGGATGGAGAAAAATGGCTTAAACATGGATCAACTGGTAGTTTGGAATCAGACTGCAGTGGAACCTATCTCCGATTGGGTTGCCGACATGGCCCTTTACTGGAGAGCCAAACTTACTAATAACGAACCTATCTTATTTGTACTGGATTCAGTTGCTGCCTTAGATTGCCTGGCTAACATTGACTCAGAACAAACGGATGCTAAAGCTGAAATGGGAAACAGGGCTAAGGCAATTTATAAATTCCTTAGAATCCGAAACCAATTGCTGGCTGAGTTAGGTATCACATGTATTTTTATTAACCAACTTCGTAAGAAGGTAGGAGCTACCCAATGGGAGGATCCAGATGCAACCCCAGGTGGGGCTGCTATGAAATTCTATGCTTCACAAAGGGTAGGAGTTTACGGGGGTAAACAGATTAAGAAAAAGATGCATGGGTTCGAGGAAAGGGTTGGTAGAAACGTTTCTGTAAGGATTAAGAAAAATAAAGTTGCTCCCCCAAAACCCACATTTAAAACTGAGGTATACTTCCATGAGGATTACAAAATCGGATTCGATAAGTATCTAGGCTTGGAAGAGATACTATTCAAGGAGGGGGTAATTACCAAAAAGAGTTCAACAGCGAGAAATTTCTTCTTTAAGGGGAAAGTAATTGCAGGGAGTAAAGATGAACTACTAGAAGTAATTGCATCCAACGGGGATTTGAGAAAGAAGATGCTTCGTAAAGCAGGCATAAACACTATCTCAAAAACCAAAAGAGTTTTGGAGAAACTTGAAAAGAACCTATTCCCAGTTACAGATAAGTTAGTTAAACTATCTAAGAAAGGAAAACAGGATGAAGAAGAATAAAGTATTATTGCTGATGGATGGAAACCATCTTCTTCATAGATCCTATCACAAGTTTCGGGGATTTAAATCTATGGATGGCAGGGGAAGTGCCTGCCTCTATGGGTTCCCACTTGTATTGCAATCTATGTTAAAGCAATTCGAACCCACTAAAGTTATTACAGTATTCGATGGCCATAGTCATAAAATCCGGAAAGAACTATTACCTGGCTATAGAGATAGAACTCAGAATATTCGAGTGGATTTTGACTATGAGGATTTCATGGCCCAAAAGAAAGGGGTAATGGAACTTATGGCTGCACTGGGTATTTCAGTTGCAATGGATCCACATGGAGAAGCAGATGATATTATCTACGCTATTTCTATGAAGTACCTAAAGCTAGGGTACAAGATAGTAATAGTATCTGGGGATAAGGATTTTAACCAAATGCTTATTCATCCCGAGATCACTATCTATCATGCAGGTAAACAGGCCAAGATTACACATAAAACCATAATGAGGCATTATGGGTATCGGGCTGAACAAACAGTTGATTTCTTAACCCTACTCGGGGATAAATCAGATAAAATACCTGGCTTACCCGGCTGTGGGGAAAAGACAGCAATAGAATTCTTAGAACAATGGGATAGTATAGAGAGGTATATACACCCCAAAGCTAAGGAAAAATTCCCAAGGGTAGATCGAGAAAAACTTAAGGATATCTACCAACTACATAACCAGCTAATCAATCTGGATTACATGTACCAAAGGGAATATCGGGGAAAGAAAACCCCATATAAGTATAAGAATCCTGAATTTGATTGGCCTAAGGTATTGGACATTGCTGCCAAATACAACATAAGGCTTTTCACTAAAACTAAAGATTTCAAAAAACTATTCAAGGACTTACATGATGGCTAAAAGAAAACGAATAGCAATACTAACCGGGGATATCCACTTAAATGATTGGAACCAGTTTAACATGGATTTTAGAAGAACCGACATGACCATCCAGTATCTAGATAACCTTCTATCACTTTCCGCCAGATATGGGGTACCTATCTTAAATACTGGAGATTTTTGGCATACACCTGAACACTTAACTACCAAGTTAATGCACCATGTTATGCCACAACTAAAATCCCTAGATTCCGACATAGCAAATATCCTGGAATCAATCTGGGGTATCTCCGGTAATCATGAAATGCCACAAATCAATTCTATTAATAACCAAAGATCACCATCACTATGGGAAGTTAGCTCAGTACTATTCCCAAACTTATTCCACAACTTAGACTTTACTTCTAAGGAATTCAAAGCCCACAACATGGTTGTATATGGATTACCATACATCGATCATAACGTGGGCTTCGTTGATTATGTCAAAGGCCTTAAACTGGATAAGAGTAAATTCAATGTACTTCTAGTACATACCGATTTACATGGTGCAAAAGATCCTTCTGGTAGAATTGTAAATACTACTGAGAACATATACCGACAAATGAGGATGGTATTTAAGAAGTTCGATGTAGTTGCAGCTGGGCATATACATAAACCCCAAAAGCTGGGTAAGAATATCTACATGATAGGATCACCAGATCAACAGAGAAGAAGTGATGCTGGATGCCAGATGGGGTATTGGGTATTATATGATGATGCTACTATGAGATTCCAACCTTGGGAGGCTCCCCAATTTAAATTCTATAGGGAGGGTGAGGAACCAGAAGATGATTACAATTACTGGACAATGGTTCCCAAGCCACGAGCTATAGAAAATAAAAAGGGAGTACAGATCAAGGATACTCAGGATAGGATATCGGTAGGTAAATCTTACTGCAAAGCTAAGAAGGTAAAGAGTAAGGCTAAGAAAGAAGCTTTAGCTTCACTACTTAAAGAAACGGAGGATTGATAATGTTAAATTTCAGGGAAATAGAAATAGAGGGGTTTGGGTCATTCCAAATCCCTTTCACGTTTAAATTAGACCATCCGGGCCTAACGGTAATCAAGGCTCCAAATGGTACAGGAAAAACTACTATACTATCCGCACTGTCTTGGGTATGTACAGGTTACCCACTTAAAGAGGGTGCCACCATTGAGACTTGGGAACATCTGAGAACCAAGATATGGAGGGGAACCAAAGTACGGGTAGCATTTGAAAAGAACGGGACGGACTATGAAGTTATCCGATGTAAGGAGTTTACTGGAAAAGTTAACGGGGCCAAAGGTAAAAACAGGTTAATCCTGATGAAAAATGGACAGGAAATTTCTGAAGCAAAGTCTAAAGGTGCTGCTAAAGAACTACTTACGGAGATATTAGGGTTCAGCTATAACCTATTTAAAAGTGCACTGGCAATGGGTCAGAAAGTTAAAGGTTTAGTTGAGGAGGACAACTCTTCCCGAGTGAAAATATTTGAGGAAGCATTTAACGTGGCGTATATAAATAAGGCACGGGACATAGGTAAACAGAAAGTTAAACATGAGCGAGACAAAGTACAGAAGCTGGGGTCAGAACTCTCTCAGCTTGAATCAAAGATCGAAGGAAAGGAAGAACTCTTGGAAGAACTTACCCAGCAACGAGATAACTTCACAAAAGACAAAAAGGCCAAGGTACTCAAGTATAAGTCAAAGCTTAAAAAGGTTCGATCTAAGTTGTCAAAAATCACGGGAACAACGGATAAGGAAAATGATTCAGGGAAAATAATTATCCTAAAAGCCCACATCAAAAGCATTAAAAAAGGTAAAGAGGAGGCTCACAAGCTGGAGATTAAAATCACTAAGAAAAAGAGCTCATATAAATACCTAGAAAAGAATTGCCACAACCTTGAATGCGATTTAATCGAGGCTAACACTAAACTGGCAGATATGCCTACAACCTGTTTCGAATGCGGGAAGGAATATACTAAACAGGAATTAAAACTCAGAAACAAGGTAGTCAAGGCTAACCAAAAAGCTGCTGAGAATGCCCACAAAGCTGCTAAGGAGGAATTGGATACTCTAAAAACTGAGATTGATACTCTATCTCAACAACTTACTAGTAAAAAGGAGAATTACACTGAGCTAAATTCATTGGAGACTAAACTCAAAAAACTAGAAAAGAAACGGGATAAAGCTAATTCCAAGAAAAAGCTTAAGGAAGAGTATCAGGCACAGGAACAGGAGATACTTGAGGAATTATCTGAGGTAAAGAAAAGTAAATTTACTGGTGACCCTGAGAAGGTGGAGAAACAACTTGAGAAGTTAATCAGTGAAAAGAAACCTATTAAGAAATTATATAGGAGAGCCAGTAGGAAATTGGAGGCATTGCAATGGTGCATCGATGACCCATTATCTAATTCTGGTATCAAGGCTTTTATCTTTGATCAGATGATGGAGGATTTTAATGAGTTACTACTGGAGTATGCAGATATCCTAGGATTCCAGGTAAGATTCGAAGTTAATATGGAGTCAGCAAGAAAATCTATTGAGGCCTACATCTTAAGAGGTGGGTCAGAAATACCTCAAAAGGATTTATCAGGGGGACAAGGTCAACTGGTAAATATTGCTGCTGCATTTGCATTACATGATGTAGTTAACAAAGTATTAAATACTAATATACTTTTTATTGACGAAGCATTTGAATCGCTAGACTCCAATAATATCGAGCTGGTTTCTGAGATAATCCAAAAGAAAGCAGATACAAAATCTGTTACTCTAATTACACACCAAAAAGCATTTGCCCCTACCAATGCCCGTATGATGGCTTTGAGATTACATCAAGGTGTTACTCAATACGATAGACCCTAACTACAATACTGTAGCGCTAGCGGACTATTAAAAATAAAACACTATGGCGGTAAACTCAAAAAACAAGGGAAACAAAAATGAACTGGCACTATCCAAACTATTTATAGCCTGGACAGGAAAGGAGTTCTCCAGAGTACCACAGTCTGGGGGGCTCCACTGGCAGTCGAAGAATTCATCAGGGGATATAATCTGCACTGATGATAAACACTCGAGATACTTCACATTATCTATCGAGGCTAAACACCATAAGGACATCTCATTCGAGGGACTAATAGATGGGTCGGTTGGGTCAAAGAAAACTAAGATAAAGGAATTCTGGGCTCAGTCATTATCCGATGCTACTGATCACAAACTAATCCCCATAGTATTCATGAGGTATGATAGAATGCCAAAGAATATGCACTTCGTAGTGATAGACTCTACTTTCTACCAAGAAATAGCTCCTATCTGTCCCAACTCCTACGGTATCCTAAGATTCTTAGACGGAGAAGATACTTCCCTAGTACTAATGAATTCTATGGATTTCTTCTCAATGGACTACAAGAAATTCCACAAAATTGCTAAAGCTTACAAAAAACATATCTACCGATGAGAATACGAAAAGAAGGTTTCATCTGGGTTATAGCTTATGTCAATAGGAAATTCCTGGATACTCTACAAGAGGACCTAAACTCTAATGGATTTGAGGAAGTAACTTCATACGTTCCCATGATCCGAGTACTTAAGAAGTGCTTTAAAAACAAAAAAGAATACGAGGACATCCCAATGCTATTCAACTTTGGATTCTTACAGATACCTGAGCAAATGGTATATAATCCTGTAAAGCTTAGGGAAATGCAAAGGCTGATAAACGGGATTCATGGTTGGGTAAAAGATCCTGCCCGTATGCTATACGATGAAGATGCGGATTCAACTATAGGTATCCACAATATTTCAGTAGTTACCCCAAGGGAAATACGACAGATGAGAAGATCCTGTAAGAATATGTCTATCTTCAATGACTTAGAACTGGGGGACATTAATAAAGGTGATGAAATTTCATTGAAAGGTTATCCCTTTGACGGTCTAGTAGGTACTATAGTAAAGATAGATAAAGAGGAACATAAAATTGAACTAGACTTAATAATAGGTACCAACCCCACAAAGGTTACGGTGGACTTCGAAAATGTATTCTATACTGTATACGAGGACTACGAGGATAAACCAATGCGGGAAGATAGCTTAGAAGAACTATCCGGATATGGACCACGAGTAATAGATAAATTATATGCTAACTTAATCTACGAACAGGAGGAACCAGAAAATGAATGGGATTGAAGCTTGGAAAATACTCACCGAAGAGGAACAGAATGCCATTAACCTCTCAATCCAACACGGTAAATCAACATGGCAAGCAGGAGAAATCCTAAAGAAATCACATTACAAATACCTAGAAATCCTCGATAGGGCTAAAACCTTTCTGAGGATTTTTACATTACACTACAAAAAATATGGGGCCCTAATCCCGCCTGGAGTTCCGATATCCCAAAACTTTAAACTCTACCTAGCATATCTAATGGAGGATAGGGTTCCAATGAAAATGGCTGTAAAAAGGTTGGATGATAAAAGGTATATCATCAAAACCGCAAGGGATAGGAAAATCTATCAGGAGATGTTCAACATCATAAACACAAACAACGAAGCCTGCGAAGATCTATTCCAATTAATCATGGAATTCGATAGATGGAATAACTTCAGGATCCTACCCGAAGATCTACAAGAACCTTCTGCATTTAAAAGGAGAGCTAAAGCTAGGTTCCAAAAATACCTAAAGAACCTAACCACACTTCCCTCTACCACTCTATTCCTAATCAAGGAAAAATATAAATACGGGGGTAACCATGAAAGACTTTGGGTAGCTCTGGTAAACCCAGAATATACTCCCACTATGTATAAACTTATCCCGGTAAAAAATACCCAGATGTCAAGGGATTACTTTGGCAAACTGGGATTACCAATGTATAGAGAGGAGAAAAAGGCCATAGAATTCGGTCAACTCATTGCCCAATACTATTTAACAGAGGATAAGAAAACCCCAAGATTAGGTCAGAAATTCTGGCAAACTTTCCGACTAATGCTCAAAGATGCTATTAACTATGAATCCATAGAACACATTAAAAAGACGAGAGCCCATATATTAAGGACTGTAGATTTTAATGACAAGGCTCTTCATAGTAAATCCAAATCTAAGAAACAAAAACTAGAGGGAGAAAAAAGAGTTGATGATGATTTCTTCCATGGTAAATAAAGTACCCTACTAGATTTGCACAGGGATTTAAAAGTTATTATATTTGCATTATACAATTTAATAATTATAGATATGAATAATCAAACAATTAAATTAGTCTTATTAAAGACACACAAATTCGAGGAAAGTAATAACATCAGTAAGGCTGAGACTTTCATCAGAACCCTACCGGAACTGGTTAAATTCCCAACTAACTTATGGGATAAATCAGATCTCAGTATTACCATCGAACTGAAAGGTAATACCACAGAGGAAATCCAAAAATACATTGCTGATATCCTATACCCATTCGGGCTGGAAAAGGTAATTAATTTACCGGATGACCTAATCAGGGTAGAAACTGGTATTAAATTAATCCGAACGGAGGATACTAATGAGTTATATCTTGATTCAAAGGGCATCGTAGAACATCTTAAGAAGATCCATTCTATCACCCAATGCCAACATGTAGAGAAATTTATTAAGGATATTATTTCTATGGAGGAGGAAGAAAATGGCGAAGAAGAGAAATAGAAATAGGCCTAAGAAAATAAACAAGGGTACCTACCAAGAAAGGGCCCTTGCCGAATTGGATAATATGACTATCCGTCAAATCCAAAGAGAATGTGCTTTACGAGGATTAAGCCCACGTAGAGTAGTAAAATGGGATATCCCAAAACTTTCAGGATGGTTTATCGAACATTTCCTAGATGATAGAGATCCTCAAAACCTAATTGAACATGATAAGGCGGTTGAGGAATTAATCAGGAAAAGAAATACCAAACTGGGTAAGGAAACTATCCCTGAACTATTCCATCCATCCTTAAAACTAGCTTATGTAGGTGGGGATGAGAACTCTGGTAGAAAACCAAGAGTACCTAAGATAAAAGGGTTCAAGGCTCCAAAGAAAAAACGGGAGAGAACCGAACAAGGGGTATTCAAGGGTACTAAAAAGGCATTAACATTCGAGCTTGCAGCAAGTGGAATGGAGAAAGCTGATGTAATTAAGAAAGTCCTAGAGGAGTTTCCCGATGCAAGGGAGAAATCTATAGGTATTTGGTATAACAAAGCACTAAAGGAAAAGAAATAAATGGCCTTAGGGGTTGTATGGAATAGGCCTTATTCAGTTAAGTTCAAACCAAGGCTGGGATATCATTATGTAGTGGACTTTAAGAACCCGGATAGTCCTGGCCTGGTAAGGAGACACTTCTATAATAGAGCTCTTGCACAGGTATGGATGGATAATCTATCCAAACATCCTAAGTTCAAGGCTCATATGGAATCCTTCGTTATAGTGCCTTATTCCAAGATCAAAGATTTAGAGATACGAGCACCACTATTCATCCTTACCGCTAAATGGTTCGATGAAAGGTATAAAGTGGATAAATATACCTATCCTCCTGGCTTAACGGATAGGCAAAAGCTGCAATGGAGAACAAAGATTAGGAGGAAACAGGTTTATAACCAAAAACAATATAACGACATGGACCCAAACAAAGTAATTGAGGGGAAACCGAATCTGTTCGTTACTCGGTATGTAAAATACTATCGAGACAACGAACTGGCCTTTAGTAAACCGGTAAACTGTTATACCAAAATAAAACAGGCCTTAAAAAGAGAGAAAGCCTATTACCCGAGAGAGGTAGTAATGGTAACCAACATAATCAGGATGCTGGATCGATTTTATCCCGGTCACTATTCTAGAATTAAGGTTGCTATTAAACTATACAAGAAATATCGGGACCAGATTAATAATAGGATATCAAGGTACCGAAATGCTTTATTTAATCGAGGTAAACGGGTATGCTTTCATTGCTCTAATGCTGAGGCTAAGGAAGAGTTAATTGCAAGAGGATTCTTACCTGCTAACAGGGTGGGATACTCAAATGGCTCAACCATAACCTCAATCGATGGGAAATTAATATACCCAACTATCTTTGGCCCTATAGACGGGGTTCAGGAATCGGATATGACAAATGTATATCACGAACATGGCAAATATGGGTTATCGGGCCATACTCGGGTAAATATATCGGAGAACTAGAACCCGGAATTCTATTAAGTAATGTAAATATAATTTAATTAACACAAGGAAAAAATGAAAAAGTTAACAGGAAAGAAACTACAGGAAGTGATTGAACTGGAAAATGGATTTGCTATCCTAGTATTTTCAGATGGCACAAAAATCATTGTAATGTTAGGTGGAGAACTTCCAGCAATGGGAGAATCTGATTCAGAAGATGAGGCTGAGGACTCAGATGACGAAGATGAGGATGAAGACGAAGATGAGGATGAAGACGAGGACGAAGATGAGGACTCGGATGACGAAGATGAGGACGAGGATGAAGACGAGGATGAACTTTCCATTGAGGAAATGAAGGACCAACTTTTCGAGGAGAAAATCGCCAAGAAAAAGGACCTTAAGAAAATGTCCGACGAGGAAATCCAGGAAATGTGGGAAGAAAACTTCGGAGATGACGATGACGAGGACGAAGATGAGGACGACGAGGAAGAAGAAACTACCTGGGAAGACCTTGAGGGAATGGACTCGGAAGAACTTGAGGAATTCTGCGACGAAAACGACTTAAACACCGACCCTGAAGATTTCGAGGATGACGAAGATGGTTTCAGAAGAGCAATTGCTGAGGAACTGGATATCGAGGCTCCAAAGAAAAAGAAAAAAGGTGGTAAGAAAAAGAAGTAATCCACTTCTAAATTAATTCTAAAGGGCTGGCATAGTTTCAGCCCTTTATCTGGAAAATTAGCTCAGTTGGTAGAGCATTGCATAGGGTCGGGGGCGGCACATGCAAAGGTCAAGGGTTCGAGTCCTTTATTTTCCACTATGTTCAACTACGAGGAGAACTGGGGTTAATCTGCAGCAGGTTAATCCCAAACGGCTAATCCCTCCGACATGGGATTATCAAAGGCTAATGGGTAACTTCATATTCATATCTACAAACATTTTCTCAGAAAAGGTCATTAGCTTTAATACAATGCCAACTGGTAACTTTAGTAACATGCTAGGGGAATAGGATTAGGTCCCTATTCCCCTTTTTTGATTTTAAAATTTCGAAGGACCCATATACACGTTTTGTTATGTTTAGTAGGCTGGATTATGAGTTCCTTGCATCGAGTTATTAATTTATCTATATTTGTTGTATAAATAAAAAAGATATAAAAAATGCCTTTAACAAATTTTAAGGTCTCAGACCATCAGAAGAAACATATCCATCTGGTCACTCAGTATTTAAAACTTACTGAAAAAGGGGCTCATAAAATCCCGGATAGGATGGTGGCCAGCACTAAGGCAGTAATTGCTGCTATGGCGGATAAGGTTAAGGAAAAATCTATAAAGGGTAACAATGTATATGTTGGATTACCCTACTCAGTCAAAAGAACTAATGCCACTTACCTAAGCCCACTACGTAGAAGGCAATCTTCTATCGAATCCACTCAACCAATCACCCATGAACATTCGGAAATATTGGTTATGGTATGTGAACTATTCCATATCAGGATAATGTGGAAATATGTCATGGCTGGGGATAATGCTATAAAGAGTATAGCGTTGGTAGGATCCCAAAACCACGTTGCAGCTGCAGCAGAGTTCTTGGATCACTATTTCCTTCAACTCCAAACCTACAGGGTATACAGAAGGATGGAATATCACAGTAAAAGGCATAATGGTGAGGATATGTCATTATTCACTGATGCTAAGGATTATTCTAGTACTTTTATAAAGGAATTAGTTCTCATTTGTAATGATACTATTAGAAAAGAACTAGAAAATCACCTGTTAAATCGTATGCATCCATCCCAAGCTACTCTATTGGAGCAATGGATTCCAAATGCGATAAAACTTGACTATAGGGACTATCACTATCAGACAAAGCCGATGTATCACAATGCCCTAAGTAAGAAATGGCATGACAAAAGATTTTTACCATGCGAGCTTTAGAATTAGTAGAGAAACTTAAGGCCTGTCAAAGGGAACTGAAGGAAATAGCTGAATTAAGGAAGGATAATCCTAAATCGAGGACCTACTTAATGAGGTATAATCAGCTTAAGGATAAAACCGAAGTATTAACCCGTAGGCTTAAGGCTTATGGGACTAAGGGAGAACTATACATAGTGTCATGGACTCAGGAAAATAAAACCTGTTACGTGATGTACAACGATTTGGCTTCAGAATCAGAAGCTACAGCATTATTCAAAATAAAAATGCCCCATATAACTGAGTTCACAGTCAGGGCGTTACAACCAGGAAAGATTTATAATTACTCAAGTACTGGAAAGTAAAATACTATTGTAAAATGTAACCAGGATATATAAACCTGACAGAGAATAGATTTATTAATAAACTAAATTAAATTACGATGGCAACGAAGAAAAAAACATCCGCCAAAAAAGAAAGCAAAGAGTTAACTCCAGAAGAAATCTTGGAACAATTAACTGCTGCAAAACAAGAACTTAAAGAGGCTCGTACTCCGGTTAAAAAAATCCGCATGAAGCATAAGTGCATGAAGTCGGGTTCAGTACCTAAGGACAAAAAGGTTGCTACGGAACTGAAAAAATTGGAAAAAGTGGTTGAGGCTTGCGTTGCAAAACGTGACGAACTTCAGGAAGCTTACGATGCTGTAAAACCTAAGAAAGCTGCTGGTGAGAGAAACACCAAATACGAATACCCTGAAGGTCTTTCGGATGCGGAAAAGAAAAAGTTCCGTGCCAAAATGAGAAGAGAGGCCAAAGCTGCTGAAGGTGGTGAGGAAAAAACCTCAAAGAAATCATCTAAGAAAAAGGATGAGGCTAAAGAGGAAAAATCATCAAAGAAAAAAGGTGGTAAAAAGAAAGTAAGCAAGGACCAGGAAGAGGCTCACGATGCTGCTAAGAAAGTTACCAAAAAGAAAGGTAAAAAAGGTAAAAAGGAAACTGAAGAAGAGGATGATTAATCCTCAGTAAGTTCTTTTTTATATTCACTTGGGAAAGGCTTACTCTATTAGGGAGTAGGCCTTTTTTTCATTAACAGTAAAGCAAATGAAGAAAAAGCTGAGATTACAACTATTCAATAAAGAGGGAGTACCCTGCCTAGAAAAGTGGGTAGATCAGGCAACAGAGTTCTATGCTGGACCTAAGGAAGCACATGATGGGCTAATCAGGGTAGAGTTTACTTTGGGAGATCAGGGGGATGTGGAGAAAGCTAAAAGATACCTTGACCAATTAACTGGGAACTTAGAATTGCCTCGTAAGAGAGGTAGAACTGCTGTAAATAATAACAATGATATTGAGATGTCTGCTGATCAAAGAAAAGAATTATTAGATGTGGCCTGCAAGAAAAAGGATCAAAATGCCTTTTTCGATTACCTAAGAAACGAGGGGGACTTCAGGTTCGTAGATCAATCCTTCCTTAAGAGCCTTGGGCTATGGGGTAAATTAGGATTGAGTAAGATCCATGAGGATGTGAAATATTCTTACATGATGCGAGCAATCAAGTTTGCAAAAGATCCAAAGAATGATAAATACGACCCACAAATGGTAGTCGTTGCTAGATTAATTGGAAAACGCATGGAAAGGATTACCCTTTACCTCAACGGGGAGAAGTATAAAGTTATTAAGCTGTCAATTCCTAAACACCAAACCGAGGTACTTAAAACCAATGGGGCTTTTAAATTTGATAAGGCCATGACTGAGGATGAGAGGGATAGATTCCGAAAGGAACATAGAGAATTGGTAAATGGTAAACCAGCTAAGTCTAAATTCTACAGAAGGTGGGAGCCTTTCGTAAAAATGCCTAAGTAATAGGGGGAGCTAAGGAGGCTCCCTTTCTTGTTAGAAAATCGGTTAGCACTGGGAAGTTAAACCCGGTTATTATTTTTTATATATTTGTATTATCAAATCAAAATAATAAGAATGACAAAAATTATTAAACTATCCGAGAAGTGCACTACGGTGGACCAAATTATCCGAGAAGTATGCGGGGAACTTATTAAATCTCTGGATTCAATCGACCAGGATAAAAAGTATACCGATCAGTTCATGGATATTATATCTCAAAGGGATTGCACTCCAAAGGATTTCGATAACTCCTTAAACCAGATTAGGGATACATTTAAAGATATCATTAGGGAGCCATCTTCTATTAGGGATTTACCTGCTGGCCCAGAAAAATCCTTATTCTCTACTGCTCTTAATCATTTAGAGCCAAGATTCTCCAAATCCGAGCATAACAGGCATAACCTAGCAAAGGTTTGGAAGAGACTATTGATAAATAATCAACCAATATTAAAAATAAGCTAGCCATGAAAAGACAAACACCTCAAGTAAGTAAGTTTAAAATGCAGGAAGTAGATTCCTCCAACATCAAGGCAATTGGACATTCAAAATCCAACAATGTACTAAAGGTAGAATTCCATAATGGATCTGCCTATACCTACTATCCCGTAGCTAGGGGGATTTATAAGGCCTTACTAAAGGCTGAATCGGTAGGAAAGGAATTCAACCAGGTAATCAGGTCCAACAAGAAACTGGAATCCATTCAGGTACAGAACAAGAATGGGGAACAAATGGATGAGATGTCATGCTAGAAGACCAGGTGCTATTAATATACTCATACAGCAAATACCATTGCTTCTTCGGTAGGGAAGTGATTAGGTAGTTTAATTATTTTTATTTATACTATGAACAGAAGCCAATGCCTCGGGTAAAACCGGGGTTTTGGTGATGAAAAGGTACTATGTTTAACCAAACTTAAAACCATGAGTAAGAATACAGCCTATGGGATTATTCTGGTACTGGCCTTAGCAAATGTAATTGCTATATCCTGTGCTATACAGAATAATCCTAAACAGTTCAACCTTACCGGTGAGGGATTAATTACAGAGTTCCCAACACTTGAACAAGAATCAACCGAATTCCGGATAATTAAGGATCAAGTGATCCTGGCTAAGAAGCCAAAGCCTGATGCACCAACTATTAAATGGGCCAAGGACACCCTAATTGCTCAGGCTATCTATAGAAAAATACAAGATTTGGACATTCAACATCCGGACATCGTCCTATGCCAGGTAATCCTGGAAACTGGTCACTTTTCTAGCTATGCTTATCGCCATAGAAACAACCTACTGGGGATAGGAGGAGACTATAGTAATAACCGAAGATTCCAAAGCAAGGACGAATCTCTGGAATATTACAAAAGATGGCAGGAAAAGCTATACAACGAATCAACCAAAAAATCTACCCAATGGTCGGGTTATTACGATTTCTTGGAAAGATTATTTCAGGATAATCGTAATAGGTGGTTAAGGTACGCAGAAGACCCCAAATACGTGTATAAATTGAAACGTATCCACAGAATGGTTTTCGGGAAACCTCCTACTGCATTAGGTTAAAAACCGGAAGAAAGAGAAGACAATACAAAATATAAACTAGGTTTATACTGTGATATTTTTCTCTGCCTATATCAACAAAATGAAATTTTGTGCAAATTTCAGAATATTTAAGTTAGAGCAAAGGCTTCTCCTAATCCGAGAAGCCTTTCTTTGTGTTGGATACTGGGATGGATCTGGGAATTAAAATCAGGTTATTATTTTTATTATATTTGTATAAACAAACAATAAAAAATATGAAAGATGAAATTTATACCGATTACCCATATCAACCCCGCAAACGGGAAAACCGCATTAAAAGATTAGGTATATATCTAGCGGGACTTGGGGTAATTGCTTTTATGATTCTTATAATATTGATATTTTTAATACTAGGATAAATGACACGAGTAAATTATGGAGTCCATCCATCCAAGCTAATCGATAAATTAGTTAGGGCTGAGCACAGAGAAATCGTTAGGGTACCAAATGACTTTGCCAAACGAATGGCAATTGATCATCCTATGAATGACATCCCTCCTAGGGTATTATTAAATAAAGGCCATGTCAAATACTTCATGGCACATGGCAAACATACCCACGAACGGCTACTTTTATTACAGGAGGAAATGATCATCAGGAAAATGAACTTTACCGATTACTCTAGTGCTTGGGATATTTACGAGGAGTATCCTGAATGGTATAATGAGGTACCACCTCAACCACATGGGTATAAAATATTACAAGAGCGATTATTTGAACGTATCGATGGCTATGTAAAACCCAATAGGTATTTCGGTAAGGAGATATCCAAGGATGATGCTAAAAAGCTAATCATCGAACCCAATTTCGAACACACATTAAAAATGAGGCTCAACATTGATCAGAGCCTCATATACTAAAAATAAAGGTTATGAATACAGCAGAGGAAACTACCAAAGTAAAACTTACCACAAAGGGTAAAAAATTAAACCAACAGATTAATGGGCCCAAAACTCGTAGGGATTATTCCAAACTAAAATCCTTGCTAGGGTATGGGGAATGGTCGGAATTACCTAGTAATACTAGAATAGAGGCCAGGGTATTAATCGGTAAAGCCTCACGAGAAGAGGAGGTACCGGAAAGTAAAATGCTGACCAAGTTCATTAAAAAAGGTTTAATCGAGGTAATCCCTTGAAAACATTGAAACTACTAGTAAATGAGCAATTTAACACATACTAAAATCAAGTCAGATAACTTAACTTTTACTAGTTATACTGAGGATAAGACAAATGAAAGATACGAGATACCTCTAAAAGAGATATCCGAAGTAATCTTCATTCAAGAAGAATTAGGCCTGACACCAGGCTTCGAACACATTAATCTACAAAACATGGTCCACAAGGAAATAGGGCCATCAGATCTGGCAATCCTATTATGGGAAAACCAAGAGGATTATGAGGTTCACAATTTATTAACTAAATACAAGGAATTTTAATCATGCACAAATTCATGTCCATCCTGGCTTTATTTGCCTCAATAGGGATATTCGTATACGGGTACAACAACTGGTATAGCGAAGAATGCAAATCCTATACCGTAGAGGAATCTACTAAGCTAAAGGTATTGCATAAGGTACACCAACAGTATACTACTCGTACAGGAGCATTAAATCATCATCATGAGAATTTCAGAATGGCTTTCTATTGCTTTAAAACCAAACAAAATATCAGTTTGAAAATAAGCTATACAGACTGGGCCACTACCGATATAGATGATATAGTATATTATAAGCTATCCCCACAGGATATTTATGAAGCAGCAGGTGGAGGTGGATTTCATATTGGTATGGATGAATATCTAGGGGTATCCCCATGGCTATTAACTCTATGGGGATTATCTCTGGTAATAGGAGCAATAGGAATAATAGGGAGTATCATTTATGCCGCAGGGTCCTTTTTTGGGGACTTTGATGATTAAAGGCCAGAATACAGTTAGCCGGGTAGTTCTCCTACTCGGTTATTATTTTATTTATATTTGTAGTATAATTAATAATTAAAATAAAACATAGTAAAAATGAAACAATTAAAAGGCGAATTTAGAGCCACACTTCAACCTACCATTTCAGACTGTACAAAATTAGTTGGTGATCTTAAAACCTTTATTGGGGAGCACATCAGAACTAACCATCCGGGATTTAAATTAAACGGGTATGATATTAGCTTAGTTCCAGAACCCACCCCGGCTGAGGAAATTCAAAGAACTTATATTATCGTGGAGGCCACATTTACCGATGACCAGGAACTAATTGGTTTCAGGGATCACGTTGGTAAACTATTCCGATCACTTGGGGATAAATTAATCAACGAATGTAACCGGGCATACGGGATGGATTCAATTGCACTTACAAAAGAAAGGGCTCAACATTGGGTACTTAATCCAGATGAACTGGGCTGGACTTTAGCTCCGGTAGAGCAAAAGAAAGCTTTGGCCCCAGATGAATTTGAAACGGCACTGGACTTACTGGAGTCTGCATATTTAAAGGTATTCCCAACAGTATCAAGAAAGGCCAAAATTAACAAGGCACCGGAAATTAAATGCCCTGTTCTATCAGAATTTGAGGCTCAACAAACTGCTCTAATGCAGGCCACACTGAAGAAATTTGCCTATACTTACCCCGACTACCTAAAGGAGGCTATCGAGGAAGATATCAAGGATATTATCCAAGGTGAAGTAAAGGGTATGACCGACGAAGGCAGGGATGGTGTCCCAGAATTCGATGAGGTATCTGGTGCACTTGAGGCATTAAATGATGCTGAAACCCACCTTACCGAACCAGGCAATTTCTATGCTGATCTAATCAGGGTATGGCCAGCTGAATACGATAAACCAGAATGCCCAGAATTGGAAAAGGCAATCAGGGAATTGGATGGCCTGGTAGGGTTGGCAGAAGAAGTTTCTAACATGCAAGATAGATTAGATGAAAAGAAAGAAGAACTCAAAAGAGGATTGGACTCAATCTAAACCAAAAGCATTGCTATTTACTGTAGTGGGGGTATTATTACTCCTACTAGGTAATAGTATACTAGATGCAAGGGAATCTAACGTAAATGTATCCCTCGCACCTGAGTATGACGATCCAAAACCATTTCATTATGTACCAAAGGGGCCTGATCCAAGGGTTAAGAGTAAAAGAAGCCCAGTCCCAGAATACACAATGGATGATGAGGAATTTGAAGAATACCTAAGGGAATTCATTGGAGATGAATACGACTTAACACCTAAGGAATATGGACGAGAACAACAAGGAAAATAAAAGAGGTATAGTAGAAGTACTAGGGGTGGGAGCTATTCATCCCAACTTGGATTGGTTATTTGAGAATCCCCCAGATGATTTCAAGGCTATGCCAGTGATATGGGATGCTGATCCCAAACGGGAAGATGTTCCTTATCCAAATGCTGAACCCCATGATTCAATCACAGAACCACCAGAAAGCCCAATAATGCTAAAGGGTAGGACTGGGAATATCATGATCATGGGGAGTCCTAACGTATTGGCTAGGCTAAGAGCCCAATGGGATGAGGCTATAGCTAACATGGAAAAAGTAGGTATAACCTATGGGACAAGTGCAATGGAATTGGCTGAGGCTGCAAGAACATTAGCTAGGGCTTCAGGTTTAACAGTAACAGAAGCAGCTGATCGGGTATGCCAAAACCAGATAATCCTTAAAAACAGGCGATCGGGTAGGACCTTAGAATCCTTTCGGAAAAATATAGAGTTAATCTATAATAGAATCGATGATCCTAGGGCTTATGATGATTACGTTGAACCAAAACCCCACCAAAGGAAGAATAAGTTTATCCCCCAGGCTGATAAGAATGCCCCGAATGCAATGAATATAAACCAGAAAGCTTTAAAGAAAAGGAGGAAAAAGAAAAAGAGGGCTAAGAAAGCCAGATAACGGTTGGCTACTCGGATTATTGCATCGAGTTATATTTATTTATATATTTGTAGTATAATAATTAGTTAATAATAATCATTTAAAAATTAATGACATGGCAACAAAAAATGCTAAAGACCAGGACCTAAAAAAAGTAGCTGAAAACGTGAAAAAAATCAAACAGGGTACTCCTAAGAAGAAGACCACGGTATCTAATGGTAAGGCAACTGCCGATGAACCGAAAAAGAAGAAAACTACGAGGAAAAAGAAAAATCCTATTGAGGAGGCTGCTGCTTTGGCTGCAACCCAAAAAACTGTACTTAATAAACCGCTAAAGTACATTTACCCAAAAGGATGTATTGATCCTCAAGCTCGCAAATCACACCGCCAAAAGATTCGCAAGCAAAACACAGCATTCCTTGCCAAATTAGCCACCGCCAAGGTTAAGGAGAAAAAGGAATTGAAAGCAAAATATGAAGAGTTCTGTAAATTGAACTTTGCAGCACAGGCTGTATAATATATCACTCTCTAAGGGGGTAAAAATCTCTAGGGTTCGAATCCCTATTCCCCCACAAAGATTTAGGTAAAGGGTGAGTACTTTAAGATTTGTTTGTTTTAAGTTTTTCAATTTTTGATGACGGGGATATCGGCACAAGCTGGTATCCCTTTTTTGTGGAAAATTTTGAACCGTAAAACAATAGCCATGAGTACATTCCAAAAAAGTGGAAGTGGCAGTGTAGTATTCACCGATGGGAATCAATCATATAGTTTCCTTTCGAGCTACAATGTATTTCCCCATCCAGACAAATTGGATGCAATAGTGATAACCCCAGAAATCATACCCACAGAGTATGAGGAAAAGGGTTTCTCCATACAGGTTTCAACTGTAACCGAACCCGCGCATACCGGCCGGGCGGACTTAATCAAAAAACTTTCAGAGTATTTTCATAAGGGCGGATCTGGTTCAGGTATCTTCTCTCTCCCAGAGGATCACTTTTTCGACACAGAAGCTGCACGGGATGCCGCCCTGCCAAATCCTACCGAGGGAGAAATGGTTGCTGTAAGGCAAGCAGATGGTAGATACCTTGTTCAAAAATACCAGGCACCCAGCTGGGTAGACCAAATGCTATTGGCCCGTGGTCCTAAAGGAGATGCACCCTCCATCGGAGCTAATGGAAATTGGTTTATAGGTACAGTAGATACCGGAGTAAAAGCAGCTGGGGACCCTATTGGGTTAATAGATGATGATTCTGCTGCTGCAGATAAAACTTATTCCAGTAATAAGGTGGAAAATCTTCTAGTAACTCCCATTAAGATGTTCGATGATAATTCTCGTATTAGATATGACTCTACTACTAGATATTTCCATTTCGAAACTAGGGTTTCAAGTGCTGCCCCTTGGGTAGATAGGGCCCATATCGAATCGAGTCCTGTAGTAGACCACATCCATTTCGAGGAAACTACCCAACTAGGGAATTATGATGTAAAGGCGGATGAGCTATTACTAATATCCAAAATGCAGGATTTCATCCCAGAGCATTATGGGTCACCAAATAAGGTATCTCAGCTTAGGCCATTCTTTGTATTACCGGGAGGATTAGAAGCCGCTCTGGTAGCAGTATTCGAAAACCAATTAAGAATACCTCAGGATGATGGCTCTAGTGAGTATGCAGCCTTCAAATCAGAATTATCTCAAAGTACCAAAATGTTTGGAGAGAATACTAGGATCAGGCTAGACCCTAGTACTCAGGAAATGTATTTTGAAACTAAGGATCAGGATGGTAATTGGGTAGTAAAAGCAGAAATAGGTAATTCTATTATCGTGGATAATATGAAATTTACCCACACTGCTGATAAGCCTCAGGTAGCCTCAGATGAGATAGGGATATACTCCAAGATGGTAAATGTTCCTAAATCCCCAACGGATCAAACTATGGAACAACAGAGAAGGTTATTCTTTGTATTACCCGATGGTACTGAGGTTCCTTTAGCTGGGACTTGGCAAAATGAATTACGTATACCTCAAAATGATGGCTCAAATGAGTATGCTGCCTTTAAATCAGAGATTACAGGTGCCAAGATAATATCTGCTATTAATGCGGAGTTGGGTAACACTAACTGGCAGGATGGTGGAGAACGCCCAAAACCTTCTCACCCTACTGCTCAGGTATATTATGGATTTTACCATGGGGATACTATAGATTCTACTGGGGTTGCTAACCTATCCCATAAACAAATAGTAAGCCCTCTTGATACCTTCTCAGGACATCAAACTAACCCTCCAAATTATTTCTATATCGTTATGCACGCTGATGAGGCATCGGGAATCGGATCTGTAGTCCAATTGCCTTCCTCACTAGGTTCCCATTGGCCAACTCAATCACTGGTTATGAACGGGGAATCCTATACGGCACTGAGAAGTCCTAACAGAATGTATGATGCAAGTGTAAACTTTAAAACATTACGATAATGGCAAATATTAATAATCCCACCCCGGTACAGTCGCCCATTACACCAGGTACGGATGATCGAAATTCATGGGCTACCCACTATGCTAAATACGGGGCTGGTGGGTTTTTAATGGTGGATACCGAATCCGATGCACAATCCATATCAGCCGAACGTAGGGTTGATAAAATGATCTATGTCAAGGATTCTCAAAAATTCATGCACCATAACGGAACTGACTGGGCTGATACCTCAGTAGGTAATGGTTCAGTACCACAATCCGTACTTGATGAAATTGCTGCAAACAAGGCTGAATTAGAAAGAATTAAAACCCACACAGGAGGTCAACCAACAGATATCTTCAGTTACAGGGGTAGAACAGCTCCTACTTTACCAGCAGGTAAAAAAGGATATTATCTTTCATTCTATTCATTACAGGATGCTAGCCAAAGGGTAACCTTGCCAGATAATGCTGTGGAGGGGGTAATCGTTTCTATCGATAACCAGGACCCTGATAAGGCTGTTCAATTTGTCCCATCTGGTTCGGATACTTATGATGGTAATTCAGTAACCTATGTAAATATCCCACCTCAGAATATATCATTCCTTATCAAGGATGATAACAATAACTGGATTAAGGCATTTGGGGGACTTATCCCTGTTGCTATAGGTAATTTAATGACTGCTATTAAGAATAACCTTACTGGAAGTCTTCATACAATCCCAGAAATTCAGGCAGCTCTAAAGGATAGACTTCATACCTTTACCGAAATCCAAAATGAATTCCATGCTCAACTGCATTCAGTAGAGGATCTATACCGATTCGGATTTGAGAATGTATCAATCTACTTCGGGTTTGTGACTTCTAATTCACCACTTCCGACTGAGGCTGATGGATGGGTAACTGGTAGAATGAATACCAACCGGGATGCTACCATTGAATTTCCGGGTGGGGGAAATAAATACATGGGATTAGTTATCCCTACTACCATTGCCCCATTGGTATCTGATATAAAGATTAACGATGCGGTAGTGGCATTTACCCAAAGTGATTATACCCAGTTCGGATTAAACTACAAGTTATTCCTTTCCGATGTAACACTGGACTTAAGTAGTGCCATTCATGTAGAATTTGATTTGAGCCAAAAAGCTCCTATCAATGGTAAGGATGAAAGCTTTAAGTATTTCAGTGGATCCGATGCTATAACTATCCCAACCACATATGACAATGTGGTAATGGATTTAACTATAAATACTGAGATAACTCAACCTATCCCAAGTGTATTTAACTTCGAGAGTGGGGCCCGAATCTTTCTCAGAAATATGAATGATTACCACAACATCATTCTTCAGGCCCCTACTCATCAATCCATTGAAGGCCTTAGTACTCATGTTGTTGAGCCAAGACAAAATGTAGAGTTAATCATCGATAAGCCGGGCCGTAGAATTAGGGTTAATAATATAAGTAACGACCCGGCTAGAATCGATAGCCTACATTGGATTTATTATGGTTGGACCACAGATGTAAATCAACCAGCTGACCATGATGAGGATTGGTTAGAAGGTATTTTCCCTGCTACTAAAGAAGGTAGCATAAGAAAAACCGAATTAGGGGATGTTTATGTATGGTTAGTAGTTCCAGCCCAATTAGGGGGAATGGTACAAAGGGTTATGATAGATGGCTCTGGAAAAGAGGTTATCAAATCCAACTACATATTCAGGGGCCATAAATATAAAATTATCCGAGTATCCGAAACGGTTAGTATGGATACTGCTCATACAATGTCTATCCTTTGGGGAGTAGAACAACCCCCTATCTCAGTGGGTGCTGGAATCCAAATCGATGATGGCTCAACTGATGTCACCGAAATAGGGAAGATCAACGTTAAAGGGATGTCCATTGCCCAAATACCTGGCCAAGGTGGTATGGGTGACCATGAGATTGAATTGGTAGCTGGCCCTAATATTCATATGATGGCCCCAGATCAACAATCCGGATTAGGGATAGTAAATGAGATAAGTATAGAGCCTCCTTTAAATGTATTTGATGATCCGGATTCTGCTAACCAATATGCCTTGAGAATGGGTATTCAACATGGGTATTATGAGTTGGCTAAACCCCCTAACTACCTGGCTTATATGACAGAGGAAGAGGAAGTGACTGGTAGATTAAAGCCAGGGGCTACGGGGGTTAGATATAGTACTATCTGGTTCGATGATATTATAGTTCCTGGGAATATGTTCTTACCAACAAACAAGGCTGATAAGAGTTTCACATTGCAGGATTATATGCCAGATGATGACCCTAACGTGAGTGGAGGTAAACCTTTCCTAATCATTGCCAGATTACAACTAAAAGGTAAAGCCCCAAGTGATGGGTTCGTGGAATTAATGTTAAGATCCATTGACAAGGGTACTGCAGATCAGGATGGTAATGTATTATTGGATATAAACGGTAATCCTATTGGGTTTAACAAACACTATTCAGATGGAGAGGAATTTGGATTCCTAGAGGTTGCCTCTATCTATATGGCTAAGGGTGCAGTGGAGACCCAAATCATGTTAGAGCATTCCTTTACCAGTGATAATATCATTATTACCGATCGAACAGAAGGAATTAGTGGTATCATGATACAGGCACTGAGGGATGATTACAAAACTGGTGATGCTCTTCAACAGTTCGAAAATGACACCCTACAGAACATAGAATTCAGTTCTCATTATAATGGAGAGGATATCTTCAACATTAATTATTTCCTATTTAATGATGTGGCTGCTGCTAGTATAAATCCAGGTGATGGAGAAACTAATGCAGATGGATTCCATTTCTATAACACTACGAAGTGTAATACTTCCATCCAGAATAAAACTTTTTTCATAGCAGATGATGGAACTGATGATTGTTACTTTAACATGGGTAAAATCTTCAATTCTGAAAAAACTTCTATGCTAAGGGGTAAGGAACTGGATATCACAGTAGGGCTGGAAAACAAAGCCAATGCCTATGATATATACATGGCTAAGTGGGTTGGAGTTCCTGACAAATACTCCAAACAAATTATCACTGATAAGGTAGCTACTAACCCTACTATGGAGCCACATTGGTCCCTAGATCCTTTCCATCTAGAGATAAATGCGGACCCAGTATCTGGAGAGCACTCAGTAACTGGTAAATTAACCGTTCCATCAGATGCAGTTAACTTCGCAATAATCATTGCACCTAAGACAAAAGAAAGACCGTTATCCCTACAAATTAAAAAATTCCAAGTGGATGTATCCGAACCTTTTACAGGATATATTATACATGCACCCGAATTAATTGGGGAACGTCATTTAGTTTCCAGTGAGAAACATGCTAAATTTGTAACAAATATCCCGGATAATTACGTGGATGGGAGATATACCATCAACCATATAGAAACTAAATTACCGGCTGGTGCCAAAATGAGCGGTAAAGCTGATATTGAATTAGATCCTACTTGGACTACAGGCTCTAGTGTAGGCCAGTTCATAAATGAGGGTGACCTAAAATTCAACAAAGAGGGTACTGCAACCCTTAGTACTTCAGCCAGAGTTCATGTTGGGGAAAGTGTACCAGCACATGGTGATCAGAAATTAACCCTATGGTGGGCTAAGAAATTATCCGATGGTGGGTTTGATGAGATTATTGGAAGTGAATTCGAAATTACCCTTAACAAGGATAATCAGAAATACATAATGGTAAATATGCCTAAGTTCCGCATCACAGTTGAACCTGGTGATACCTATCGACTATTTGGACAAACCGAGATTGATGATGGGGCATATATCCAGAGTAATTCTCACAATGTCCCATTAATCACTACTATAATTGATTTCGATGAGTTTACTGCTGAGGCTCAGATGGCAGAGGATATCCATGCCCTAAGTGAGCTTACCTTTGTAGACTATAAATACGTAGTACCATCTGGTATTACTATATCCCTAATGCAAGATCCTCTAGACTTACCATTAGGAGTAAAGGTAATAGGTAACTCAGACATTGATTTATTAACCTCTGTCAACAGTGTATTAAAACTTCATGTAGATTGCTCTATAAATGCCTCATTCGTAGTGGTAGTAGAGAAAGCTCTACATGCCCAGGATGATACGGTATTCGTGGAATTTGCCAAGAAGGATGGTGATACCTATACACCACTTAAAACCTTTGACCTATCAATTTCGGGATCAGCTGATTACCACCATATCATAGGTAGCTTTAGTGGAGTAACCTTAAACAAGGATGATGAGGTAGTACTAAGAGCCTATACTCAGAATGGGGAAGTTTATAATCTTAGAAATGGAGATTCAAATCACCCATATGGAGTAAGCCTGAAAATGTTGGTGAATGAGATTAACCTTTCAGAAAAAGAGGCTATAGATAAGATCCTCCTAATAGACCAGGAATTGGTTATCACGGATAGAGCTATTCAACATGGGTGGTATATGCAATTGGATTACGATCCAGACACAGGCACTCCAAGTTTAGGCCCAAAACAACGTACCATAAATCCATAATAGCTCATGCCAGATTTCAGAAATGTTTCGATAGATGTAGAGGGATTAGAAGAGGGCAAATTCTATAAACTCTACGTAGACAAAAACGCATTAGCCGTTTTAAAAGTTGACAAGAGGGAAGATGATCAATTAGCATCCTCTGTTGCCCAGAACACAGAGAATCTTCAAAAACTAGAGGATAAGAATCCTGTTAATATCACAATTAACAATAACCAAGATTCTGGTTCATGTCCCTCCAACGAAAAGGTAAGCGACCCCATAGATATTACCGGGGCTAGCGACATCAAACTCTCAGAATTATCTGTTCATGCTATAGTAGTTGACTACTGTGCTTATTCGGGTAAAAACATAGAGTGCGGTAGACTCACAATCATCGATGGGTTAAATGTAACTCTGGATGCTGAGAGAGCCTCTGTAGGTAACCTATTACCTCTTGAGTTTAGTGCAAATAGGAATAATGATGTACTTAACCTACACATTGTCGTTCAGGATGGGAATGTGTACCAGTTTAAGTATAAGACAATAGTTTTTTAACCTTTTAAATTTTAGATTATGACCGTAAAGAAGTATGGTTTGACCGGTATTTCCGCAAGTGTGGAATTTGGAAAGAATGGCCTTAGAATTAAGGACAATGGAGCCTCTTTAGAAGCTCGTACTAATGATGAAGCTACGTTAGCGGAATTTTTAGTAGCCCAAGGTACCAGTAGTAATGCTGCTGTTAACAAGGCTCAGTTGGATGCTAAGCAGAATACTTTAACTGTAGCTGCAGGTAGTGCCAACTATTTGGACATTACAGGGGATGAAATCTCTGTACACCACTTATTGGTATCAGATGTAACAGTGGATGTTACTCATGCCGACTTAGCTGCCTTCCTTGCTGCTGAGTATACATCAGGTGATGAGTTCCAGGAAGGTGATATTATCATCTTAACTGCTGCTACTGATAGCCAGCAAAGAACTTGGATTCACAATGGTGGTTCAGCACACAGTGCAGCTGACTTTACCCGCCTACAAGTGGATTTAACTGAATCAGTTATCCGTGCAATGTTCTCAGCAGGTTCAGGTATCTCTTATGATGCAGGAACTGGGGTAATCTCTTTGGATGCGGATGCTTCTGACATCTCAACAGATGACACTGGGTTCGTAGCTGTTACAGGTGCAAGTGTTCAGGTAATGTTACAAAGCATTGATGGGATTGTAAATGGTCTTCGCAATGATGTTAACAGCCTTCAAACTTTATCAGGTAGAGGGGATGCTGCTACACATCTTGGTACATTTACTGGGAATACTATCTCTGATAATGTTACCATTAAAACTGCATTGCAGAGTTTGGAAACTAAGGTAGAAACTGTAGAGGACAGTGTAATGTCCCACTGCCGTAAATTAGCTTTCGATTATCAATCAGGTGCCTCATTCAACATTGGTGATGTAATCATGTCAGGTAAGTACGTGAAAGAAACTACAGTGAAGATCACTACCCCTTTCAATGATATCGCTGCCAACCTACAAATTGGTAAATCCGGTGATACAGATCTTTTGATGAACACTTCTCAAAATGATCTTCAGGATGCTGGGGTTTATGGAATGACCAATTTTGAGGTATTGGATGCAAACACTCAATTCCTTGCAACACTTGACGCTGGTACCTCTACACAAGGTGCTGGTTATATTCTTATCGAATATTGTTAATCCCTTGTAAGGGAAATATCATTTCCTAAGTAGCCAGAGGGTGGGGAGTTTCCGTCACAGTCTTCTCACTCCCTACCCTCATTTAATTATAAGCCATGAATAAAGATAACACATTACTCCAATTACTAGTAAAAGCTATAATTGGTACCTATCTAATTAGTAGATTTTTTCTAACAAACGACTACAGTTATCTGATAATTGAGGGTATGATGCTAATCCAGTATCACATCTTCGTATCTCATACCTTATCTGCGGATAACTTCTTCCAAACTCTATTATTATATTGCAGGGTCCACAAATGGGATATTCTAAAAGTAACATGTTGCTTACTGGCCTTTGAGGCTATAGTCTCAGCAGGGATTTATTCCCTAGTAAGGTGTTAGTAAAAAGCTGGTCCTGAGTTTTATTACTGAGTTAATATTTTTTATATATTTGTAGTATGAAAAATGAAAAAATACAAACAATAAAAATTTATTAACGATGAGCAACGGAGAAAACACAGTAAACTTTCCTCACCCAATGAGTAAATCTGCTCACGAGGAACAATTGCTTAAGGAACACAGATCACGGATGGTAAAATTCATGAAACAGCATGAGTACATCTTCACACTTAAGATCCGAAAAACCATCTGCGATATCTATGATCAAAAGGTCGACAAGGATAACATTATCAAACTGGTAATGCACCCAATGAGAACTTTCATTATTGCCCTTACCGATCCAGACGGTATGGAGCTAATCAAACTATACAAATATACCTCACATCAGGTATTACCGAAAGGAGGATCTGATGACGAATAAATTCATAATCGAGGAACCTAATGATACTATCATTATTCCTTTTTCCCAGGCCAAGATGGTAACCTTCAACAAGAAACACCAGAACCTAGTTATCCGATGGGGCTATCGAGAATACCAATATTACGAGGGCCGACTGAGTAGTATGACTAATTCTAAAGAGGTACTAAAACAATATAAAGCCTTCAAAAAGCAGGGCTTAAATCTTATTCAACGCTTTGTTTGTTTTCACTAGTTTTCAATTTTTCAACTTATACCCAGTTACCTACCTAAGGTGCTGGGTATTTTACTGTTACCTAATCCTTAAGGTATCCTAACCCTAAAATACTTATCCCTGTTTGCTGCATACTATGGCCATTTTAGGTATAAATTATTAAAAATTGAACGATGGAACAGAGAAGATTACCAAGGCCACTAGGTCTAACCCACATGAGTCTACAGTATCAAAAAACAGGTGCCCAAGAAGACAGGGATAAGCTACTTAGGTACCTAATGCAGCAATACATCATGGACGGACTACATTACCAGGGCCAATCTATGAATTTACAACAATTATCCCATGCCATCAAGGTACCACTAAATGAATTATATCCCTACATGGCAGAGGGGTCCAGAACCATATCCGGACTAGTACAGGCTGACAATTTAGGTAGTACATTAGAAACCTTAGCAGCAATGAGTATTCAGGCCACAATGGATAACTATGGTAAGGCCAGAAACCAATTCGATATATTAAATATTGCCCAAGGGGGAACATATAAACCCTTTATATCCGCAGAGGTAAATAAGGCAATGAAAAACCTATTCGAATCTACCAAATCCATAGGGGATACATATTCCAGTTTCTTCAAGGATACCTCAACTAAGATTAATATCTTCCAACCAAAAGAGACAGAGGATGCTGAGTTAATCACAACAGAAGAGGCATTAAATATGCTTAATGCCCCAGGCAATAGTATACCACTAAAGGAATCTGAGGAAGGTATGGCTGCATTATACGACCAATATAACATTGAGGCTGACACTCCAGAGGTAAACTATAATGCCCAAAACATGGAGGGGGATAAAAATACATTCCTTAAACTTACACCATCAGGAATGCCCTTACAGGAGCATACCGAAGAAGCCCAAGTAATAGAGGAAATAACAGAAAAAGTATTAGCGGAACCCCCTAAGAAGAGTAAAAGAAAAAAGAAGAAAACCCACAGTAATAGGAGAGAGCTAGAGGAGAATCTGGATGAAGATAAATACTTAGAAACTGAAGAGTAAAGTATAAAGCTAGATTACTGTTGGATCCCGGTGCGTTGCATCGGGATTTTTTTGTTCTTATATTTGAATATTAATAAATAAAAATAATAAAACCATGAAAAACAGAATGCTATATCTACTTGGGATTATACCAAGGCCTATTAATAAGGATTTAAACTATCTTCAGTACTTTCTTAATCGGAAGCTTAATAAATCCCATATCAAAGCCTACACTCCTGTAGAGCTTAGTTCTCACCCAATATGTAAAGAAATTGGCGAGGAATGGGAAGAGGGGGATTACTTAATTATCACGGACAATATGGATGGCCAAGAGGATCCTTTAGGTACTGCATATACTGTGGAATTACAACATAACCGAAAGGGAGAATATGACTGGTATTTTAACCTTACCACATATCCTGACCCACCACATATTGGGGTTGAGAATTTCTTAAAAGCTGTTAACACTTACATTAAAGATTACTTTGAATCATGAGACAAATAACCAAGAAAACACTCCAATTCATGGAGGAGGTACAAATCAAATTACCGGAGGGTATTCATTGCTATACTGTACCTGAATTCAATAACGCATTTCTCGACGAGGAGGATGATGCCTGGGATGAGGGTGATTACTTTATCATTTCTCGTGCCCCAGATGCGGAGGTTACAGTGGAGACAACTCCAATACATTTCACGGGGGAACTGGATGAGGATACCGGAACACCCAAATTTGTATACTTTCTCCCCCCAGGGCCAGTATACGACAATATGACAGATTTATTAGTATTCATCAATAAAAACCTACAATAATGGATTTAAAAACATTTGGAGGTAACTCCATAGACCCAAGAGCAAAAGGAATCGTATATCTTTGTGAGTATACCCATGCTAGAGAGGGACAACCAGCTAACCTTAAAGTATGTAAGGCTATTCAATTCGGATCAAAGGCTGATGCTTTTAATGCCTATGCCAATATCCCAAACCCTGAATCCCAAATGGCTGCGGGTAATACCCGAGAGGAATTTGAAAAGGATTTGGAGAAACTTCATAAGCATATGAGAGATCCTAAATGGGTGGATGAATTAGGGGGTTATTTATAAGGTTAGCCCTTTAGTTCCTTGCACTGGGATATTATTATTTATATATTTGTTGTATAATTAATTGAAAAACAAAACAAATGAAAACAAACCAGAAAAGAACTCAAAAACGGGCTCTATTTACCTTTTTGGTATTCAATGAGCAATTCCAAACCATTGATGAATTCCATGTCCTATCACCTAATATGGAGGGAGCCATTCATGAGCTATTTTATAAACAGGCTACCATGATCGAGGCTAACCTAGAGGACTGCGATGAGGAGGAATATTTGGACTATGCCCAAACCTTTATCATTGGGGAGGACAGAGAGGACCTAATCCAGGACTATGGCCATAAGGAATTCAAATTGGTAGGGATACATGTCAGACCTCAAAATACAGAGGACGTAATAGTGGTTGCCATTAACCCTGCCAGTGGTATACTTAATGTTAGGGTAAGCGAGGAAACTGATAGGAATCCAATTACGGAGCCATTTATGGAGGCTCTCTATCGTATTTCTACCCACTACCAATTCAATTCAATAGTGGCCAAGATGACACATACAGTGTACCGAAATGTATTCCAAAGAGAATGCCCAACACTAACCAAACCACCAGGAGGAGTTTTACCCCGTAAACTATGGCTGGAACAAAGAATCAAGGACCTACGTAGGGCAATCATTGCATACCCGGTTGCTGGGTTCCCTGTCAATGCCGACTGGATAGTCGAAGAGGAATTCCTTACCGTTGAACTGGAAAAATACGATAAGGACCATGAAAAATAACAAATATTTCATCTTATTTCTAGTACTGCTCATCATCATTCTTGCTATATTCTCAATATTAGCTATCGAAGATATACTAGAACAACACAGGAATTGCCAAATTAATACAGAAATCTATAGGGAGTCACTCCGAGGGTACTTCTTTCTAATTTTTCTTACCCTCTCTATTGCCTGGACGGTGATACGGAGATTACTAAAAAACGAATAAACAGGGTTACTATTAACATACAGGGGCCATCTATTGCGGAGTAGGTGGTCCCACAAATCTCAAAACAAATGAAAAAATACCTTTATAACCTTACAGTAGTTCACATCGAAGAGGATGAAACAACTACACATCACCTATTTACTGACAACGAAATCACACCGGCTATCAAGGAGATATGCCAAAATGAGGACATTGACCCAAGGAAATACGAGGTACTGGATGCTACCCAGATTGATGCACAAACACAACAGGTAGTAGGGACTATCCAACAACCAGAGGATAGCTATCATTGGTTCCTGAACCCATTCTGGGCACAAACCCGAAGTACACCAACTGCAAAGGTGGAATTCAACCCGGACCTATTTACTGCTCAATATGTTGCTGACCCGGAAAATATTGCCAAGGAATATAAAACTATTAAAACCCATGAAGCCTGGATACATAATGCTATGTGCCAAATCGATGAGGGTAACGAATCATCCGATATGGAGGACAGGATCGATGCTGAGGACATTAAAAAACTTAGAGTGGGGCTGGACAACCCATACTTCGTAATGCAATCCCTCCTTATCATGAAACAAATCGAGGATTTATCCTCCTGCACTGAGGAACACATCAACCCAAGGGAATTTGTCCCACAATGGTGCAGGATGCTAAATGGCCATCAAGGTTGGGTACAGCTTATGATGCTATGGATAATGGGTTAGCATAAAGGCTGGCACAGGGATTTATATTTATATTTATATTATTCTTATATTTGTATAAACAAACAAATAAAAAAGATATGCATAGGAATAAATTAAAATCATTAACCGGCACCGAGATCGAGGAATACATCAACAAACATTTCGAATCTCAATACGGAGGACTAATCCCACAGGTACAGAAGGTAGGGAACCCATCTGACATCAACCATTACAGGGATATCTTGGATACATGGCTAACTCAATATCCTAATTCATTCCTGGCCATGAAACATATAGATGGCACATGGGATTTATACGATATTTATTGGCTGGACGACCACGAGGATGCCCTCAAGGATATCCAGGAATTTACTCTGGTAATCCTAAAAACCGAATAATACCTTTTCACTACATACAACTAATAGGGGGCTCCGGCCCCCACAAATACCAATATACAATGTACCATATCATCTTCCATACCAACTCAGGACCAATAGAATCTAACGGAATATCCGTAAGCGATGCTATATACTTCGTACTTCTCCAAATGCAACAAAACGGGGAACTAAACGATGAAAACGTAAACCAATTCCACGATAACCTAACCAAATGGCTTATAGGCATTGAGTTTAGAGAACAGGGCCAACCATACCTGCATTATGAGGAGGACACCAAATACTTCTTCAAACCAGGCTACTACCATGATAAAAAGGATCCAAACCTCTTCACATCAATAGATACCCTCAAAAGAGAATTCCGAGAGGCTATGCAATGCCTACGATGGAAATTAGAGTGGACATGCCAACGAATGAATTACAAAGGAACTAAATACTAAAACCATGATACCAATCGAATGCCCAGCACTATTGCTAGAAATTAACGACTTATATACTAACGTTACAGAACTAACTTATATCATTTTAAACTAGTTACCATGATGAATTTCATATATACCTTCTTAATCACGGACAGGGAAGCAGGCTTAGAACCATACCTAATAACCCTGATATGCCATGATATCAACAATGCAATGGAGCATCTACTAATGGCACTCAACAATGACCAGGTATCACCCAAGGACCAACAATTCACTAAGGAGGACCTACCAAACCTTGTATCCAGGTTCACATCAGTAGACCCATTCACAAGGGAGGTACTATACCACTTCAAGGAACATACCCAAAAAGGATCAGGAAACTGGATGCTAAGGGCCAAACCATGGCTAACCAAAAACCTATAATACTTCCCACCACCATGCCCAAACAAACAATGGACCAAATAATAAAAAACCCAACTATCCAGGACCTTGAATCCCTCTACCAAGAAGCAGAGGACTACAAAGCACAAGGCTACTCACCATTCCATCCCGTACTTCAGCTATGGTATATAAATAACCCAACACAATATAAATTAGCACCTACATCATGGATTAAAGATCCAGAGAACCTCTACTGGAAGGCCGAATCATTATCCAAAGTATCCCTGACTATAGTAGGCATAGACTAACAACATCCCACCACCCCCCATAACAAAGAATTATACAGTAAAATCTATACAACTACTACTATAATCAACTAACAACTTATATAGTACTCACTACATACTATACTCATCATCTGTTGGTTTTACTCCATTTCTCTTTTTTAGGCCTACATACCTACACAAATAAAGGTACTCTATGGCCATCATGCTTACCTACAAAAAGCCACTAACACCCTATATATTAATACTTAAATATGGCCCGTGCTTGAATTCACAGGGCACTTCCTAATCCTTAGCTCCTGGCCGGCCCTCCTGCCTTCTCTGCTTTTATAAGGCTTCCAAGCTTCCGATCTTGCCAGCTTTAGGGCCTTTTTACAGAGTCAAAAAGTATACCTGAACGCAATACAAATAGGGTACCTGATAAGAGACAAATAGGGTACCTAAGGGGTAATAACTTTGAGGTACCTGAAAACCTGTATCCACGGGGACACTTAGGCCTACCAACCTATACAAACAAAACCATGATCCCTGAAGCCCTACATAGCAGCTTATATTATAGTAGTACTATATAGTGCATTAGCTATTGATGTGTGATTGGTGTTTAGCATTGGGAGACTTTGTATTTGTTTGTTTGGGAAGCTGGTGGGATGTCTAACACACTACGTGGGATCCTCTTAATCCTTTATCAGGCCATACTTGGGATTATCATGGCCCTACATATCCCGCTATCATGGCCATTGTGGGCCCACATCGACTACAGAAGAGGATCCCCAAAGCCTCCATCAAAGGCCTTATTAAAGCCCCAATTTTAGGATGGCCCTAAAGCTATCATGGCCGACCAAATCCTAAATCACCGAGGCAAGGCAAAAACAAGGCCAGGTTGGTAATTAAATTGCCCAAATTTTATTAAATATTTGAAAAAATAATTTTTTAAATTTTTTTAATTTTTTTAAAAAAAATAGTTTGCAATTAAAAAATTTGTTGTATGTTTGTAATGTCAAACGATCACAAATGCATTTGACGAAAACAAAC